TTGGTATCCAGGTCAGGTATGGATTGATGACCTAATGTTCCCGGACATCGTAAGCGTGGACTTTCAGACTGCGGCATTGGACACGTTGTCCTTTAATCTGCCGTCCACAAGCGCACCGGCAGAGCTTCCGTTGCCCGGTACGGTATGGCTGTTAGGCGCTGGCCTGTTGGCGCTCTACAGGCGGTCTAAATAGGCTGCTGTACGGTGCTGGCGTTCTGGTGTATGCTGGCACCTGTTTCACCCGTAGTATATACCCTTTATAATCTGACAATTGAAAGCGAGCTATGGATACTCAAATCCAATCTAGACTCAGGCTGTACTCCCTCATCGAAACTCACCTGCGCAAGGCAGCGGCTGACGTTAAGCCAATCACAGCCAAGCAATTGCTGTCGATACCCGAGGTCCATCGGGCGGCTAACGGCAACATGAATGAAGTCCTCAATGTCCTGCGCACTTACGACAGCAAAGAAGTTCTAGTCAACTTCAGCGAGGCCAAAACTTCTTTCTCCGCTAGTCAACTTACCTGGAAAGATGACATGCCTACTCCAACATTCCGCGTACAAATACGGCGCACGAAGGCCGAGCGTGAAGCAGAAGCTGCTGGCGTCCACCGTGTGAAGCCTGCTCAAGCAGACCTCTACGCGGCCATGGGGCCAGACCATGTGCTGAACAAGCCCACCGGCCAGGAAGCTGGATACAAACCGAGCGGCGAGAAGGAGAACACTAAACCTGTACCAACAATCGGTGAACTTTCGGCCATGATTGTGCGACTCGGATATCAAGTCGGCATGCATGTTAACGAGTTTGACAAGATCACTCTTACTGTGACGGAGCAATAAGTGAACCTGTTCTACTTACACGAGGATCCGCAGATCTGCGCCAGCATGCACTGCGACAAGCATGTGGTCAAGATGATAATCGAGACTGCGCAACTTCTCAGTACGGCAGTTCGCACCATCGAGCCTAACGCACCGAATGTCTACAAGACAAGCCACCTCAACCATCCGTCGGCCAGATGGGTACGGGCGAATGCTCAGAACTATCGATGGGCAACGTTGCTGCTCAAGTTCCTAGGTGAGGAATACGAGCGGCGCTACGGCAAGCGGCATAAGACGATCCGTGAAGTCTATGGTTCCTTTGCCCAATACGAAGGACGCATGCCAGCGGGCGAGTTCTACCCGCCGCCGCAAGTGGTACCCGAGCAACACAAGCGTGACGATACGGTGGAAGCCTATCGTTCTTATTACCACGACAAGCTGAGCTTCATCTTCTACAAGAAGGGCGGCTGGCCTGAGTGGTTGGCTCAACCAGAAAGGGAAATCTAAATGTGTACCCGGTCAGTTGTCGAGATTGAAATGATAATGCAGACACTCGCTATCTTCAGTACGGTGGTACTGATTGTCTGTTGCCTCGGCATACTGGCCGGGATTCGCAAACACACCAAGAGGGAGTATTGAAATGTGGCTCTTGACCATCCTCATTTGGAACGTGCATGGGCTGGACGCGTTCACAAAAGAGTTACCAACCTACGATATCTGTAACGAGGTCGGCCACAGTTACCTCGTCATGGCTGGCAACAAGACCAGCGTCCAGTATCAGTGCGTCAAAATAAAATAGTTGTAATCCTTTCCACTCCGCAGTATAATGAAAGTTCACCAACCAACCTATACAGGATATAACATGAGCAACCTCCAACTGACCGTTACCCGCGCCCTGCGCAAGTTCAAAGACCGCACCTTTGAACTGCCTATGACTCGCAACTACGTGGCTGCATGGGGATTTACCGAGGCTATTCGTGAGATTCTGCAGAACGCCCTGGACAGCGAGTCGAAGTTCAAGTGGGACTACAGCGATAATGTTCTTCGCGTCATCAGTGAAGACAGTAAGCTAGATCTAAAATCCTTGCTCCTGGGCGGTACGACAAAGCAAAACGACGAAAATGCCATCGGCAGCTTCGGCGAAGGCTACAAGCTGGCGCTGCTCGTGCTTACTCGGCTATCTTACGATGTGAAAGTGTTCAATGCCGGTGTGCTGTGGACGCCATGCTTCAAGAAGTCGACCAAATTCGGCGAAGAAACGCTGCATATCGAAGAAACATGGGTCGAGAACCCGCCTAAAGGTCTCGTGTTTCAGATTGGCGGTGTGCCTGAATACCGGTACGAAGATATCGTCAAACGCTGCCTACCCATGCAGAACCCTTCCACCTTCGGCAAAGTACTGCACACCATCATGGGCGATATCCATGTTGACGTACCGGGTTCGCTCTACGTCAACGGACTGTTCGTATGCAAAACGGACATGCGCCACAGCTATGACGTGAAGCCTGAGTTTATCACACTGGAACGCGACAGGCAGACCATCAACACATGGGACTTGTACAATCTGTCCAAGGAAATGTGGTTTCTGACCGAGCGCTTCGATACCATAGCGGATATGATTGAGGCTGGTGCCCGCGATATGGTCTACGCAGAGTACGACACACCGGATGTGCTGAAGGATTTCTTGTACCAGCACTGGAAGAACAAGAATCCCGGCAAGATCGCAGTCAACAACAGCGAAGAGATGAAGCGTTATATCGAAAACGGTATGACCAACGTGGTGATTGTCACCCAATCCTACCATAGTATCCTTAACTCCAACGATGAGTACAAGGCTGGCGCTGTTGTGCTAAAGAAGGACACGCCTCAGGAGATCCTTCAGAAGTGGTACGACAGCATTCCGCAAGGCTTATTGCCTAATGATGTTGATGTAGCATTTGGCAATATCATGCGCAACGCCAGCGCCTGGAGGTAAATTTATAGCCAGTTGGTACCAGCGTACCAACTGGCCCATTTAAAACGCTTGGCGGGCCTGTCTGATAGCCCTGCTAGGCGTTTTAAATGGGCGCTTTGCCCGGTTTTGCGTAGGTGTAGCATGTATGCAATCTTAATTGAGCATGAACCTAAGTCACGGTGGAAGTATCCAAGTGACTGGACAGTAGTCAGCCCGACAAGAGTTGTTGGCATCGTACCCGATGGGGATTACTGGTACCAACACTGTAAGAGGTTTCCGACAACCGTAGCAATTAAACTGGAGGACTTACGCACTAGTCAACTCTAAAAGAAAATGGAAATTTCGCTTTACAGCAAGAATTTTCCTTGCTATAGTACTGTCTAACGGGATGCACATCCTGTTCAACTCAACCAATTACCGGAGAATCAATCATGGCACTCACCGCCGTTCTGAACGCAGCAGATCTGTCCCTCGCAGGCAAAGCAAACACCAAAGCTGAAATCGCCGCCATCGTTGGCGAGCAAGCCGACCAGTTCGTTCTGGTTACGCGCAAGGATTTCCAGCCGTCCGACCAGTACGCAACCTTCGACGAAATGCTCGGCAAGGTGCGCAAGGAAAAGCCAGCCGCTGAGCCGAAGCCAGCCCGCGCCGGCGTGACCCCAATCGAAGGCGAGTACCATCTGGTCAAGCCTTTCCCGGCCACCGCCGATGATCATCCGAAAAAGCCGATCTGGAACGCGATCGAAGCCAACACGGATGTCGCCGCAGCTAAGGCAGCATGCCCGGCCGAGAACCCGAAGCGCAAGACCAACGGCGTCTACACCTTCGCCAGCGAGTTCCGCTACTTCCTGAAAGCGGGATATGTGGCAATGGGCGCTGCTCCTGCCGCAGCCGACGAAGGCAACGAGCAACAAGCAGCCTAAGTCGACGTATTACATAGAGGCCTCCTTCGGGAGGCTTTTATTTTGCCTGTTACCTTGAGGTCATTATGCCAACGACGGAAAACCAAGAACTAAGGGACGCAGTCAAGCACATCAGCCACAAGTTCCGCACACCAATGAATGTTATCAGCAGTGCGGGCCAGTTGTTACAGAAGAGCGAGCTGACGGAAAAGCAGAGGGATTATATCAACAGGCAGCTACGAGCCATCGACACGATGACCAACGTACTGGATGAACTACTAGATAAGGCCGGTGAACCTACCCGGCATAGTGCAGAAGAATAAAATAAAGCCCGCAATTGCGGGCTTTTTAACGGGTCTGGGAGCCGTCTTTTACGCGGCCACGGTGCAAGTTGCCAGCAGGGTTGTTAGCCGGTCAAATTCCTTGGCCGCTGGCTTACCATCAAACATCGCAAGACGGTTGACAGCAGCCGTCGCCGCCTCCATCTCTTCCCACGTTTCGATAGCCTGAATGCTCTTAGCATTGTTCACGGCATCTTTCTCATTGTCCATAATTATCTCCAGTCAGTTACGGTTATGTTAGTGAGACGACCTCTGGTCTCAAGTTCCTTTGCTACCTCAACAAAGTTGTCGGCCTCAAAGTAGTTACCTATCTGCACAACGACAGGATCTTTCAGACCGAGCACCTTATCACGCTGATCAGCGAAGACCGCGTCCATTGGTGTACGACCAATGACATCCATAAAGTCTTTGAACTGCATCTGGTTCTTTGCCAGTACGACAAAGTTCCTTGGCAGCATCTTACCCAAGCCTTCCATGGCCTTCTCGCAGACCGGGCCTTCTCTACGCCCCTCCACTGTTATTTGAAAGTTGTTTCGCATGATTGACCCTGAGCATGTGTATGAGTTCAGCCTTCTTCACCTCAAACATGGTAAGCCGTTCAAAGGTGAAGGAGTTAAACTGTTGGTAGAATTTTCCTGGAACCAGGAAATATCGTCTCTCGTATGCGACCAATATAGCACATGTTACAGATTTTGCAAGCAACCTCGCAAAGAAGTTCTCTTGCTCAGACGATAAGGGATGGTTAAGCGAGGCAAACAATGAGGTATCTGCTTTCTTGGGCAGTACCTTCACACTCTTACACTCCACCCAACCTTGATGCCTGTTGGCGTCTTCCGCATACCACACATCCGGCATGCCTGGATTAGTGCTGGACTCAATTGCCTGAGCAAAAAATCCTGCTTCCTTCAGCAACAACATAAACCTCTGCCGCAATGCGCTTTCACGTGCCATGATTTGCTTACCTGTGGGCCAAATAAAGCCCGGTTTGGGTACCGGGCAAGGTGCCTGCGGCCTAAATTACAGGCCCGCCAAGGCGTTTAATTTACCCGGTTGGTAGGTTGGTACCAACCGGCCTTTTTAAATTGCTCAGTTAAGGTTGATAAACGGTTCAAGGTTGGCTGGACTGTAGTGATCCGGCTTAATAATCTTGCCGTTGGCGTCCTTTAGAATCTTGCCGTCCGTGCGCTTGCTGTCATTGCTACGGATGACTTCTTCCAGACCGTTCTCGACGTCGGCGCCTTGGGACATACCTGCACCTGTGGAAACAACAATCAGGTCAAGGTCGGCGTCCAGCATTTCCTTGCGGCCTTCCAACGTGGACAAGGCTTTGCCGACGAAGAAATCATGCTTGCCTTGTTTGAACTGCATGCCAAGGTTGTCCAGGATTTCAGCAATTTCTACCCGATCAAGAACCTTGAGCTTTTCAGCTAGTTCCTCGCACTGCAAGCCGACGTACATGGCCGACTGGCGCACGTTGACTTCAAAGGCTGTATTGCCAGCATCAACATTCCAGTTGATAATAGCGTCGATTGGATTCCTCATTGACCTGCCTCCTCGTTCAGGCGCTGTACGCCGTCTTGGTACGTTTTCAGGTTGATGTCCGTGGACAACTTGATTTCTGCCGAGCCGTACTTGCCGGTGCAGTAATTGATCTTCATGATAAGCTGTTCCATCAGTTCCAGCTTCTTCTCCAGATACACGGTCTTTTCCATAGCCATCATGCTTCCTTTCGTTGTGATGATTCATAAGCCTTTTTCCAGGCCACACGGACGTCGGTACGGGTCATCCCGTTCCAACTGGTTTTTGTGGATTTCTCCACGACTGTGACAAAGCCAGGATGCAGACCCGCTAACACATGAGCATCCTCCTTCATCAATTCTAGCGTGCGGTAGTTGCTGCACCCGCCTGCGGCGTTGCTGCTGCCGTGGTCATTAGCGTACTGATAGAACACAGCGTTTCGGTACCCGGCGCGAAGTATCTGGAGTGTCATATCCATATCTTCTTTGGTCTTGGTGCGGTCGAACCTGAAGCCGTTACTCCGGACTACGTCCAGGTCCAAGCCAAAGATACGCATGCTCCGACCCACCAACTTGACGTTCAGCGGTTCGTTCTGATTGCCTTCCCTGCTGCTGATGCCCACCATTGGGTACATCTCGAGAAATTCCAGCATGTCCTGGAACATTTGTTCGTGTTCCGCTGGCGTCATCTTGTACAGCTTCTTGGCCCCGGTTTCCTCTTTCCGTGTGAAGAACGTCAGATCGTCGTCCATTATGATCAAGAATCGTGTCAACACGTTCTCGATGAGCCACTGCCGCGTCGCCGTCAAGTTGGTAATCTCGGTAGGCAGCACTAGAAGCTGATTGGTTGAGAAACCCGCCGTCAGGTACTGCGGGTATTCCTGTTGCTGGACACTGAACAACACCATATCGCGTATCGACGGCGGCAGGTTGTTGTAGGTCACTTGCTTGTTGATCCGGCCGAGTGTGTTTATCACTATTGTTACGTTCTGCATCGTACTGCTCCTTAGTTAGTATGGGACGCTGTTCATTTTCTCTGATCCAAGCTTCATCTTCCTCCTCAATGCCGATTAAAGGACTCCAGGCAAGGTGGCCGCTACACCAATCCCAATGTCCTTTAATCTGCGTTCTTCCGCGCTGCAAGATGTTCAAGAGCTTTCCGCTTGGCGGCTCGTTTGCCGGAACGCGGCGGTCGTACGGGTTCAACCACCGTGCCTTCCCCGCGACGTAGCTCTTCGAGTTGTTCTTTGGTGTATGGTTTGACATAAGGTACCATTCCTGAATAAATGTTGAATTGTTGACGCGTCCACCCGGTAATGTCCATAATAGACAATATCATACGAGCTGACAGTACTGCATCCCTAGCCCAGACATGGCTCAATGTTGAGTGGCTTATGTCCAGCAGTTTAGACAATGTTCTGTTGGACACGGTCTGATTTTCTGCTAGGTCAGGATACAGATGTTCTATCAGTTTGTTGTGTAACCGCGTCGGTGTGTAAGAAGGACTATTGAGAACTGATTTGTTGTAAGCCTCAATAGTCCTTTTGCGTGGCTGGCTCATCCTGCTAACCCCCAATTGGCCCCACGACCTACGCTAACCAGCACCGGCACGTTGAGCTTATAAGCGTTGATCATGACTTCTTCCATTTCTCGAGCCGCTTCCTCATGCTGTGGATTACCGGTCTCAATGCTAAATCCAAGTTCATCATGCACCGTAACAAGAGGATAACCCAACACATCGTATATACCACGACGATGACCTTCAACCATGGCCCGCTTTGTGATATCTGCGGAGCTGCCTTGTAGAACAGCGTTTGCAGCAGCATGAGTATGAGCGCGCTTAACAGGTCCAAACCGATCGATGGCTTCCTGTTTATCTTTGAAAGCATATATCTCTCCAGGCTTCTTGTCTTCCTTACGGATGAACTTGGTTGACTCCCAGAAGTCAAAGCGGCGCTTCCGCTTGCCTATTGTGCGTATATAGCCCCGGTTGCTGGCCCGCTGCATAGCCGCTTCCATGAAGGCTTTGGCGAACGGTGCCTTTTGGTGGTATAGTTCGAAGATCTTCTTAGCTTCACTCATAGACAGGCCAAGACTAGCAGCGAGCTTAGTAACGCCCATCCCGTACACCAAGCCAAAGTTGATATTCTTTGCCTGCTTCCGAGTGACACCTGTGAGTTGCGCACACATTTCATGAAAGTCTGTGGCCGGGTTTTCAATATACTGTTCTCGTGCAACATCTGCAACGCCTCCGGGGAGGGTCGACGCAAAGTGTACGAGCAATCGGTATTCAATTTGACTGAAATCGTATCGCAACCACTCTTGCCCATGTTCCGGTAAAAACATGCCACGGCACTTTGCGCTGAAGTACGGATCTTTCTCCGGGTTGGGGATGTTCTGCAAGTTAGGTTTTGATGCACTAAGCCTGCCCGTAACCGTGCCATACTCGTCGCCCTTTAATTGATTAAACTGCCCATGCACCCGGCCATTGACGTTGGACTCAACAATGTAGCCCTTGATAAATGTGTTGAGGAAGTGGCTATACTTCTTGGCCTCACCCATGTCGGCCAGCATAGGGACTTGGTCTACGAACTTCGCTAGGTTCTTGGCGTTAAGGGCCGGGTTTCCTTTAGCAGTTCGAGGATAGACAATTCCAAGTCGGTCAAGCTCAGCTGCGATCTGCTTACTAGACTTTGGATTAATTCCGGCAAAGTTAGATTGCAGGTCATGGAGCTTGGCTGTCCACTCAATTTCAAGCTGATCTGCATACCCTGCATCAACTCGCACTCCATTGAGATGCATTCGGGCGAGGATAGGGAGTAGATCACTCTCCATTCTCCATAGGTCTGACATTTCATCTGCTTCCAGCTCCTTTATCTGGCCGTGTATCATTTCCAAGGGTAAAGCGACGTCCTCCTTTGCATACGGTGCAACCACGTGCGCGGGACATTTCCATATGAACGCTTTCTCTTTGCCCGGCTTGCAACCATAGTTTTGACGGATAAACGCCTCCATCGCTTCATCCTTTTTGCCGCGACCCAACCGCTTTTGAGCGATCGCCTCCAGGGAGTATTCGAACTGATTTTCATCAAGCAGCGGCTCGGCGACTTGAACGTCCCAGAAAGGCCCGGCAATCTGTATTCCCTCTGTCCACAGATACGCACACTCGTACTGAAGATTCGCACCCGTTTTAGGTATTTCAGTTGTAAGTTGATCACGCAGATACCTCCATACAGTTGCTCTGTCCAGGTTGCCGCCGCCTTCGTGCCGCACCGGATAGTACTCAGACCACGTTCTGCCGTCCGGCCACAGTGCGGCCAAAGCCACGCCTACAATGTAGCCGTCTCGCACCGCGCCCATGCCCTTGTCGATTAGGTCAGGGTCGTAGGTCTCCAAGTCAACGGCGATTAGCTGCGCCTGCTGTAAGTCGGGATAGGTGACTGTCATTGGTAGTGCTCCTCTGGTATGCCAAGCACTTTACGCACGTACAATACTCGACCTGTCCAACCTTCATACAACAAGGTAAGGCGCTCATTGACTGCGCCGTTGTGCTTATGCCGCCATATGTGATTTTCGAGATAAACACGGTTGGTGTCCACATGAAAATGCTTGACGAACTTGTCTACTTTGATCATCATGACATATCCTCCTTGCTACGTGTCCACTTGGCTACTGGATGTCTTGGCGCGTCTTTGACTCCGACGTCAAGATACTTAAAGGTGAGTGTTTTGCCGAGGAACTCAGCTTGATTCTGAAAGATGTACCCGCGCCAGTAGTCATCGAGACCGATGCCGGTTCCGATTTGGAATCGGATTCCTCCAAAGTCGACAACGAACGCACCCAAGTCTCCTCTGCCGACAAGGTTCGCTTTGTGGCTTGATCGCTCAGTTCTTCCCAGCTCATTGGTTGTGGCTTCGTTGTCATTCCGCATCCTTTCGACAAATCCGATGATTGTTGCTTCTGCATCCTTGAACTGCTTGACCTTGAGCAGGATGCCTTCCTTGGCGGTGCTGCGGCCATACTTGTACCGACCATGCGGCGAGCGTATCATGACGCCTTCGTAACCACGTTCCAGCATTTCCGTTTCGTAGGTCAGCAGTTCGTCCATGTTCGCCATCAACAGTTGCTCTACCAATCGCACATCGGCGCCGTACTTCCAACCCATTAACTGCATCAGCTCGTGCCGAACACTAAAGGTTGCGTCGGGATGCTGCACATGGTCAAACACATAGAACGTTGCGTTTTCGGCAGGCTTGCTATGGGACATTACAACGGATGTTGTGCTGCGGAACACATCTGGCGCTGTCGGGTCTCCAACAATCAGCTCGCCGTCAAGATAAGCCAGTTCTGGCCGGTTGAACAGTTGCTGAATATTGGCGTTAGGTACTTGCTTCAGGCTGCGTGTAACAAAGCCAAGGCCCGGCACGTTGGTTGCGCGGATACCGTCCAGCTTGGGACTGGCAAGCACAGGAAATACGATGTTCTCAAGCACCGCATCGGATGCGAGCATAGGTTTGAAATCTGGCATTTTATATCCTGTATGTTGTGTTAGCAAATACTAACAGGGGCAATTATACCGTAGCTGCACGGCAAATTGCCCCTAGTCGAAACAAACTTATTTCGAGCACTACGCCATGTTGCGGTCTTTCATACGTTCCACAATCTTGAGCATGTGCATCGCCTGGGACTTGGCGTCATCCAGCGCATTGTGGTGCGTACCCTGACGCATGAAGGTTACACGCGGGAACATGTTCTTCATGGTGCGATAGCAGCGATTGTTGAAGAACTTCCATGGCGTTTCCGAACCCACCTTGCGATACAGTTCTGCGAGCATGGCATTGTCAAAGTCGCTGCCGTTACCCCACAGTTCCATGTAGTCCGGTGCCCAGATGCTGAACTGCGCCAACGCCTTATCAGCCGCGATGCCGGGTTCCGACAGTACCGTGCGGGCTTCTGAAGACTGATCTGACCACCATTTGAGCGTAGCAGGGTCAGACGTGCAGCCAAGGTCAAAGCACGATTGTCGGTCGATGACCACATAGAATTCGCGGCCGAGTGCCAACGAGTCGAAATCCATCTCCACGGCGCCGATGGAAAGTATGGCACTGTTGGCCCCGGTGCCAAGGGTTTCCAGGTCTAGCATAACGTTATTCATGCTTAATTCCTTGTTTGGTTTCTTCGTGTTTGATTTGGGCCAGGATGAGATTCTTGGCATATTCCAAGTCGCTGTAGTCTTCCCACATCAAGATAAGATTGCTGACAGCTTGCTCCCATGGTAGAATCTCTGCTTCTTGGTAATATTTCAGAAGCAGATGTCCATACCCTCTGCAACGTTCTAGCATAGGAGGTCTGTCCAAGTCCAGATAGTTGCTTGCCAGTCGCTTGTCAATATAGCTAATAGACTTCTGCAAGTCCTGGATACCGTTCTTCTTGTACCAACGGGCAATGTACTTGCTGGCCGCAGATTCCAGATGTGGGACATCTGCATCATCGCAATAGTCCCAGTGCTGATATCCGCCAGCGTAGTGATTACCACCGACTTGTTCAACGTGTGGCGTAGACATATTGATTCTCCAGTCTGTCAAAGATATTGCAAACGACTTGTTCATAGTCGATTGGGCAAGGCAGGGTGCGCAGGAAACCGACGATGTTGTCATACATGTCGATCACGTGCTTATTGCCGTACATTAGTTGGTCGATGCAGTAGAAACCAAGCTCCAGGCTGTCGGCCCACTTCAGCAATTGCTGCTCGTCCTTGGTAAGGTCAACCAACAGGCCGTGGCGCCGATTAAACGCTTCTTCCATTATCTCCAGCTTCTGCTTGAGCAATGGGCTGCGCCACTTGGTATTGGCGGGCACATCCCCGGTGCTAGTCTCGGCCAGATCGTGGTAGAGCGCCGCCTTCATCAAGTTCATGCTAGGCTGACCGCCGGTAATTTCCAGCACAAGCATTGCCACGTGGAAGCTATGCTCACCTACGGTCTGGTGACCAATGGTAGGCACGGTGTGGCAGCGACGCGTCATCGCAGACTGGCGCAAGTCATACATTTTAGTGTCAACGTAAGAGTTGAGTTCGGACATGTCCATTATGCTTTCTCCTTTGCATTGTCCCAACGCTTTTCCAGCCACTGCATCGTTACCAACCGCCAGTCGTCGGCCAGGATATCAGATGCGTAGTGCTTCGTTGCTTCCCGCTGCGGTTCCAACTTGTTCTTACGCCATGTGACATGGCTATTGAATGTGTTCCACATAGGGTCAACCACATCGCAGAAGAATGCCGACTTGTAATGCGTGGTTTCGTGACCGGTATCCCAGCGGAAGAAGAACTCTGCCAAGTCCTCATCCCAATGCGGGTCGGCACAGCCCATAGGGAAGGCTCGCACACCATCCTCGGCATACGGGTCTTGGAAGTCCCGGTGCTTGACAATGTCAACCCATTGCTGATTGAGGTAGCAGTGGAAGCTGTCCGTGGTTTGGTGATAATGGCCGAGGGCGACACCGAGCTTGTCAGCGATGTATTCCTGGAGCATGCTGAACTGGCAGACGTTGGTGCCGGTGAGACCCCAGATGAAGTCATTGCTGCGATTGATCACGTGCATGTTCAACCGGCCCTGCCGCACCTTGAGCATGACCATCAGGTTGCAGGGTGTGTCCTTGCCTTCGTACCACAGGTCATTGCGGTCACGAATGTTGATAACCACCTGCCGGCTGTCCGGGTCTTTTTGCAGACGCTCGATTGCCTTCTGGATCTGGTCATCTCCCATACCCGGCAGACCGCGCATCCGGCGACCGTAGGCACCGTAATAGGTGGAGCCGTTGTCGCTGTACTTCGCCATGTTGGGCACAAGGTATTGCAAGAAGTCGACGTCTTCCCGGCCTGCAAGAATCCACAGCGGCTCGAAGAAGTGTAGGAACGGGTTGATGTCCCGTTGTTTGTTGAACAACACGCGCTGGCGCGGGTCTTTGTAGCAGACGCTGACCGGCTGGTCGATTTCTAGCGTATCGCCGTGCTGACTGGCCTGCTTGACGCCTTGGTTGAGCAACAGATTGATGCCAATGGAATAAACTTCATTGACGTTGTTTGCCTTGATTGTGATCATTTTCTTCTGCCTTTATTGTCTCGGGATTCGAAACCGCCTGCTGCCGCAAACGCCTTCAACTTGTTGTACTGCTGCATTGCCATCTGCGGCGTGGAATACCAGATATGGCTACCCGGCCCACGTACACGATATGCTGGAATGTTCGTGACTTCGCCAAACTTCGTTGCAATACCGAAGCCTTCACCTGTAGAACTTGTCATATTATCCTCTGTATAAGTTACTTGCCTGGATACCCACTACGAGGCTTACCTTCCCCGAGGCGGACTCTGCTATGTTTGTCGAATTCGCATAGACAGTTCTGTACGTCATGCACCGGTAATTCTATTCCTGTGCGCTGGCGTATTGCACATTGTAGCACAAGAAGTTCCTCTTGTACACGGTCCGTTTTGATGCTCGCTTCCAGTGGCCGGGCGAAGTAACGATTCAACCCTCGCCTGCTGCCCGGCCCTATAGGTGCCCAAGTCATCCAGTCGCTGGCGTTGGCGAGGACGGAAGTGTGCTTCAAGTCAGCTACAACCTGACCGGCCATGAAGCTCCCCATGCCGTCGAACCGTGTGAGTTCGTTGTGGAAATGGTATAACGATTCCCAAGGTAGACTGTCCATGAAAGCCTTGCTGTCATGTATCGGCTTCACCACACGGTCAAGTATATAGTCAATCTTGTCCATGCTATGACCGTTGGTGCTCACCAGATAAGCGCCTGTCCAGATCTTGGCTCCTTTGGCACGTGCTTCTTTTAACGCCAAACGGATGGCATGAATATACCCTTCAAATGAATGCACTTCGCACTCAGGGAACCCAATCAATTGCAACGTGCTTTCCCTGTTGAACAACCGGGCGATGACCATGGCCGTAACCATGTTCGGGTGCGTATCATACGGGTCACGCCAGTTGCGCTTGATCCACTTGGTGACCTTGTCGTCTTCCCGGCGCACGTTGCAGAAGCGATATTGCTGGATGATAGGGTCGTGCGTCCACGGCGCAGGGAAGCCACTTTCCCTGCCTACCCGCGCCCGTTCGCGCTCTATGATCCAATGGTAAAAGAAAGCCTGATGGTTCTCCAGGCCAGCGTAGTCAACGAGTGGTGTGAGTGGTATGTTCATAAGTCCTCAGTAACGTGTTTCCACGAAATTTTCCTTTTTATTTGGCTCACAGTGGACTGGGAAACGCCAAAGTTATCGGCAATTCTTTGCTGCGAACCATATGCTTGGTAAATCAACCTCACCAATTCCTCGTCTATAATCGCATTCAGAACCTGTGAGCCTCTGGGTTGCCTTCCCTTATTAACCTTATCTTTCATATTATCTTCATGCGTACCTAAGAATAAGTGATCAATGTTATAGCAGTTTCGAACATCACACTTATGCAACACCTGAAGACCTTGCGGTATTGGACCATGGTGCTTCTCCCACTCAAGACGATGGACTTTGAATATTTTTCGGTTTATGGTGCGTTGTCCATAGCCGTGGCTTGATGCTCCTTCCCACAGTATGCATGGTGTCATATCAGTTCCTCAATATGGATAATGGTATTTGCCTTGCGGGAGAACGATGGTTATGCGCTCCTTAGCGCGGGTTAGGGCAACGAAGGCAACGCGATGCTCAGAGTCGCGATCCTTATCCATTTCTACATAAGTCCTTTTAGACATGTCGGACATGATGACTACGTGGTCAGCTTGCCCACCTTTGACGCCGTGGATCGTATTAACATGGATCTTAGGCGTTGAAGAGATTCTTCGCTTTTCCCTGAGTACAGTGATATAATACTGTCGCGTTTCGAGAGATATTCCTTCGAGGGCGTCGTGCCAGACAGGGAGAGGGTCTCGAGTAAGTCCAAATCTAACGCGGAGATCATCAAGGGTGAGTGCGAGGTCAGGGTCTTCAATGCTGTTGAGCGCAGCCTTACCTCCCCTAGCCACAAGTCCTCCAACTCTAAGGTGTTCATACATCTCCTTCGCATTTGCTATGGTTAAGGCATTGCCCGGTGCTTTACGCAGGTGCTCCCACGCTACTATGGCCTGCACGTGGGCCGGTTTAACGCTGGTAAAACCGTTGCGCCCGGTGTAGGTATAGCCCCGCGTATGTAGCAGCTCGTAAATATTATTTAACAGGTAGACATTGCGCACCAGAATCAATGTTTCTTCATCCGGGTTAATGTCAATCTGCTCCAACATGGAAACATAGTTTATATCACCCTCGGCATCACGCGGTGTGAACTTCTTGGTGAAACGCTTGCGAACCTGCATTATAACGCTGTTCGCCTTTTCGTACACAACTCTGGGAAGACGGTAAGAATGGCTCAATATTTCCCGGTCGCCTTCCAAGGCCAGGAAAGTCTCAAGGTCAGCGCCAGACCATTTGTAGATGGACTGATCGTCATCACCAGCAATAATCACCTTCTGCGCACCGCTGAATGCCTTCTGCAAAACCATCCATTGGGCCTTGGACAAATCTTGCGCTTCGTCGATAACCACGACCTTGACACGCACCGGGCGACCTTCTTCAACGTACCGGTGCAACAGGTCAGTGAAGTCCATTAACCCATTCTTTTTCTTGTACATTTCGTACCCGGCACTGAACCGTTCTTGCTCTGCCCATGCTACATCAAAACCTTCGTCTTCCCAAGTTGCCCTTATAGATACACATTTGACGCGGGCAATATTGTCCAGGAAAAGGAATTTGTCTCCTGGTGCAGCTCCAGTCGGTAGAACCCCGTCGGCCATGTCATACTGTCCAGACATGTCGTATCCAAGCCAATCACCAAGCTCCGTAAAATTCTGTCTTCCCATGAGGTTTTGTTTGCTACATCCAAGTTCGCGGAAACAGAGGGAGTGCACAGTTTGGAAAAGAGGAAGTCGTTTTCGCTTAAGATTAAATTGTGCGCAGGCCCGATCAGCGGCTTCTTGGACTGCTTTTTTCGTGAACGAGACGAAGGCGATTTCTTCTGGTTTGATCCCACGATTAAGTTCCTCCTGCACCATGTTCAACAAGGTAGTGGTTTTGCCGGTGCCCGGTGGCCCAAGCAATACAAGCTGATTAGGTGCGATCAACACGATTGAACCTCTGTATGCGTAGGTTAAGGACTTGCAGATAGCCAAGCATGTAGTTCAGTTGCAAGGCAAGGTGTCTGGCATCCGTGGCGTCCAGCGCCTTGTACTGGTCAGTTGCCAGGAACGCACGAAGCTTTTCACATTTCCTTAACAATTCAAGATGCTCTTCGTACACGCGCTGTTGCCATTCGGTGTACAGCATAGGGATTTCAGGCATTTGGATCTCCTAGAGAGGATATTATCAGAGCAATAAGAATAACCAGCGCCGTACACATGATGACTGTCATGATCTCATTGCTCCGCAAGTTGTGTGCACTTTCAACAAAGACCGCAGTACAGGGTTCCAGCACTGCGGCACAGGTGCCGGGTTGACCGCTCTACAAGCAAGCGGACTGCCCGGTGGCGGCATGGGTAGCCGCTTAAAACTGCATGTCGTCGTCATCGGGCAGCTCAAGCTTCACAGACGGTACCAATTCGGCAGGTATGCGCCAAACCTGCACGGTTGTGTTCTTGACCTTGATAGTGCCATGTGTGGCACCATTTTCCCTAAGACTTGTCCAGATCTTGCGTGGCTCGGTGCGTATGCCATTATTGTCCAGATACTTCAACAACGAGTTACCGGCAAAGCATATCATGTCGGACTCTTTGTCGTGCCATGGACGGCCCAGGATAATGTCATCCTTCCTACGTGCCGGTGGCGTCTGTACCAAATACTGGAAGGCATACTGATTGATGCGGCTGGCCGCACGGCTTTCAACAGGTGCTTCGATAAGCTCAACCGTCTCCAGCTTTTCACGGACAATCTTGTCCCAATCATTGGCCTTAACCCTTGGCGGCAGCTTGTTGATAGCCATCACACAAGACCGCCTAAACCGCTCCTGAGACATCAAGTCCTCAGTATCCAACTGCACACGCACACCATCCACATCCATAATCCAGATAGGCGGCTCTGTGGCAATCTTGATTAACGAGCCTAGGTTCAACGTAAATTCTACGTCGCCCTGCCCAATGCCGAAGGTACGCTTGCGGCACAGGTCTTTATTGCAACTGCTGATAAGAGGAGCCTTATTGCACGGATAGAAATACTCCTTGCGCCCCAGACTCTTAACCAGCAACGACACTTCTTTGGCACCGAGCGGCGGCGTGATGTACCGTTGGTTCATCTCATCGACCTTCTCCTCCCAGTCATCGTCAAACTTTAACCGAGCATACACGCCAATAGCAAACAGGGTGTTGTTCCTCGTACCTTCCGGGATCTTGTTGCGGGTAATCATTTGCAGGCACGGCGGGCCGTCCTCAAAGGCACCCTTAACGTCGACCTGCACCGCAGACATGGTCGCATGGTCAATGCGAATCATACGGGCCAGTTCAATGAACTGCAAGGCTGACAGCTTTTCACCCTTGAAAATACCGTAGCGTTCGGTTGCCCTATGCTCAAAGTACGGCATGTTCAACCAGTTGCCGACGTCGTTCTTATTTGCCAGCATGTTCTGCTTAGGGAATATTTCTACGCCGCCATAGCCCATCGCCAAGGCAAACTCATACAGCTTGGCCCGGACTTCCTTACAAGGCACCGGCTCGCTTAAGAACATCGTTAGGTGTGCGCCGCCGGACTTGGTGCGGATGGTCAGTAGCGGTAGTCCCAGGGCACGGACTTTTTCCTCGATTGCGTTGAGATCGAGTGGGTATTCATCAATGTCAATGGCACCCCACCAGCAAGTACCATCGTCTTGGATAGGAACGACCCCGAGAGAAGCATTGCCGTTAAGATGCTGGCTCCACAGTTTAACATTGTAGTCTCCTTTTTCCGTTGTGGCGCGGCCCTGCACCTTATTATCATCCCGCACCGTGTTGGTAATCTTGAACCGGCCAAATGCCCGGTCCAACCCTTTGTACAGGTCAAAGAACTGATCAGCTAAAAGTTGCTCTTCTGTCAGGTCTTTATCGGAAGGTTTTGCCATAATTTTCGCACGTTGTCACACCGCAGTACTTACCGCAAAGGAAGTTAGGCTTCGCGGGCCAATTGTTCTTTACCAACGATTTCTGGAAAGGCGCTAAACGCTTTTCGAAGTTTTCCCAGTCGGCATCGTAGAACTCACGGTGTACCTTCGCCTTTGTTGCGTAACCCTTTGCCAACCACTCGTATCGGGTGTCCACTCGTTGTACGTTCGGGAAGTGGGCAAATACCAGTAGAGCGTTATGCTTGAGCTGGGTACTGTAGGGATCGGGCTTGCCGGTTTTCCAGTCAATAATCGTAGCAACTGTGCCGTCTGCGGAGATATGCAGAAGGTCAAGTTTGCCCCTCGCGTGACCACTGGCATCCCACCAGCCAACCGGAACACGATTAATGTCAACGCATAACTCTTTTTCGGCGAAAAACTCACCGCCAAGTGTCTTGAGCTCATCTACGATTTCCTTGATTTGCTTCTTGTACTTGTTGTCGAAGTCAGTACCGTTCAGTGCGTACAGTTCTGCTTGCTTGTGGATGCTGTCGCCGTCGTTGGCCGCTTGGTTGAAGGGTCTTGCAAATTCTTTACTGATGCGCTCGCCAAAATGCTTGCGTGGGCACATTTCGTAACCGGTAAGGGATGAATAGGAGTACGGAAGAATCCGTACCACTTTAGTTTCGGTTGGCATTGAATCTCTCCCAATCTTTTCGGCAATGTTCGTCACAGAATAGCTGCGCATCAGCGAGCTTATCGTCGCAGTTATAGCATAGGCCCAAAGGCAGTAGCTCACGCTTTGGGCGCGAGGCGAGGACTCGGCGGGCAAGTTCTATTTCTAGTTCTAAGCGGTCGCCTGTAATGTCAGCATCGTCCGACATAATAGTTCCTTAGTCTGTATAGTTGCGGGCACTTATTGTAGCCTGCATGCAAGGTTGCTGCACGGCCACTCGGTAAATAAACCCGCCTGTATGCAAAACGCCCGCCTATGTTACCACAGGAGGGCGCTTCTTTACTACTACAACAGGCCGATTAGAATTCTTCGGCCGTTTCTGCCATGCCTTCTTCAACAGGCATTACCGGCTTGGCAGCGCCGGACTTGATTGCATCGCGGAAAGCCTTGGCTTCCACGTATTCAGCGATGTCTTCGACCTTGCCGAGATTTTCAATGGCAAAGCCAAACCAGGAACCCTTGTCGTTCTTTTCAGGTACCGTGGTGATCTTGTACACGTGAGAGAACATCGGCGCCGTAACGAAGCCGCTGTTGGTTTTCAGCTTGATGCCGTTCATGAGGGACATCCACTGGCGCGACTTTTTCAGTTGCGTCGAGGACATCGTCAGTTGCGCTGGAGTCAGCGTACCGTCCGCTTTGCGGATCATGACGAAGTGGTTGCGTGTGTCGACCAGCGTATTGCCGTTCGGCAGCATGTCGCGACCTTTGTCATCCTTCGTGGTTGGCTGCGACTGCATGTGCTCTGCCACGAAACCGCCACCATCTTCACGGCGCTTCCATTCGATGAAGCGCTGCGTGTAGTGAACGGGGATGACTTCAATGCCAGCGGTACCGTCGTACAACTCCTGGGTCACAGTGTTGAACAACATACCTTCTTCGGCGCCCTTGATGTAGGCACCATCCGATTTCTTGCACTGAGGGGATCCAGATTGGAGGATCTGGAGGAAGGGGATAGCATACGCCGAAGCGCCTGCTTCCTCGAAACCGCCACCAGCGTCTTCTTCCATCGATTGCTGCATCAAGGCAATTTGCTGTGCCTTAACGGTGTCCAGTTCGGTGGAAGCGCCTTCTGCGGTTTTGTCTTTGGTTGCCATTTGAAAACTCCAATAATAAAAAGATTAAAAGTGAAAGATGGCTTACCCATCAGCATGTTGGGCCAAACGAGACCAATCGATTAAACCAACACGACAGCCGCCTAACAGGATACCCGATACATGGCCTGAACACTCTCGAATAGAGACCCGTTAGGAGGCTGTCGTGTTGGCCCTACAGTTAAGTAGGGGATTACCGACACGGATTTGTTAGCTCGGTTTACTCCGAGTTACCGTGTGGTGGCGCGACACCTCCTATCACGGAATTATGTACACTTTCGTAGTAGCACGGCCAGTACGTCTACTGGCACCAAACAGAGGATGAATGCGCCCAATTGCGCACCGTTACCTCAACTCTGTTGTGTTTCTTTGACCGCTGCTTCGTGCACAGCTATCTGAGATGTTATCTGTTGCGTTATTGCCGTAACTAGGCCCGCAACCACATTATAAGGCTGGGAACTAGCTAGTTGCAATAGCAAATCTACATCTTTTGCTGGCAAATTTAGATTAAATGGAAAGTCGGGTGGCACGTTCATAGGTCACCTTCTTCTCTGAGATAAAACTCAACATTGTCGCCAGTTCGAGTTTCTACGGTTATTTCTGTGTCATCGCCATGGAGTTTGATGAGCGTTTCAACAACAGTCTTCAATGCACCAAGACTACCGTCGAAATTTGTCAGTGGATCAACCTTAATCATTTCTTTCCTTTCGATTTTGGAGGTAGGTCAACTTTGCTACGGTCAACAATGAAAGCGCCGAATGCGGCCAGCGGTACGTTCATCCCTTTTTCCATCACTTCTTTGAGCGTTGCCTTCAACGTCATCGGGTGGATGGTTTCGTTCTGCACTGGTCGCAGACCCATGTCCGCCAACTTCTTGGCTGTTTCTGCTGCCTTAGCATCTTCGCCACGAGAGAACTCAACCACGACAGTGTTCTTGATGATACCGTCCAGCTTGTTCTCGCGTAGCCACGTATAGGCCGGGCCGGTATTGTCCTTTGGTATAGAGCAATAGACCTCTGTCTTCACCGATACCTTGCGACCATCAGCCATCGTGTAGCTGGACAGGCCCGCTTCCTTGATCTTCTCGGGCAGTTCTTTTTCGGCAATGGCTCGCCAGCGGCGCTTACCTTCTTCCATACGAAGTTCTTGCGCTTCCAGCCAGTTTTCCAGTTCCACCTGCCGGGCCGCTAGGTCTGCCACGGCCTTGAGCAGTTCGTTGCCGGGCATGGCAACTTCAGGATTCTGCGCATCTTCAGCATCTGCCGCCATTTGGTCTTCGAGGTTCATACCTTGGCCTCTCTGTTAATTATCGACTTGACAAAGTCTTCTTGCATGGCGGGTTCGAAGTTCTGACAGAACCAGAAGATGTCACGGACACAGAGCTTTCCAGGCTCATTGGCCGGCACATAGGCGACGCCCGTTGTCCATGGCGACTCGGCCATCTTCATGATCACGTTGGTCACGGCGACTTGGTAGATGCCGCCCTTCTTCTTATGGCGCACATAGTCGCCGACCTGCGGTTTGATTGCGAGTGTCATTTATTTCTCTCCTTTATCATCGCGTCAGCGAACAGATAGCATCGATGGGCCACAAATTCTGGAATCTTCATTGCCTTTTCTTCGTCAGTAGGGTCTGCATTGGAAATATCGCTGGACAAAATAGCAATCAATGCCTGTCCAGCGAAATGGTCGCGCAGAGTCATTCCTTTAAACACATGCGTACCTGTGCTAAATGGGAATGCGTCTCCTCCAGTATCTTTATGGCTCATAGCGCCTTCCCATGAACGTCAGTTTGGATGGAGTAGTAGCGCCGTGCCTTCTTATCCCACTTGAGATAGTTCACACGACCGTGGTTGATGTCTGAAGCGACCATGGCGACCATGGACATCAGCACTGGATCGCCGACAGGCAGAATAAAGTCATCGTCGCCGAAATCGTGCAGCTTGTCGCGCAGTGTCCGAATCGTCGGCACCGTGGCGAACATTGTCTGGTTGTTTTGCAGGAGAATATGGACGTCGCCATACTCAATCGCAGGCTTGAGGTTGACGCTCTTCACCGGCTCGCCGGCAATGATATGAGTAGGTTCGCACACGGCGAATACTCGGGGATGTTTCTTGGTTTCCATGATCGTGTCCTGTTATAAACTGTATGGGTGTGGCGGGGTTGCCACGGTGCCCATACTACCCAAAACGCTGTGCGATAGCAACAATTCCCTTGTGAGTTTTACATAACGTTCGTTATCGGCTATTTCCTGCCAACAACATATCGACAGTTTTCATGCTCGCCGACTGCGCATAGATCGCAAAATCCATTTCCCGGTGGCACCTCAAGGCAATTCGGCTTGCGCTTGCCCTGCTCGGCTGGCGCTGCGACAGGTGCGGCATAGAGCTTTCGCGCCTCATGCGCCCAATCGTTCACGACTGGGGATTTTATGTAGTCCTCATAGGATTCAGGGCTGCACTTTATCCATTCGCTCCAACCTCTGCGCTCGTCCCATGTCGGACGTGTCCTATACTGGTATTCAACAGGCTCCTGCTGCTGCGCTACGGGTGCCAGATCACGTTCAGCCGCAACATGCCAATCGATAAGGTTGCTGATTGTCTTGCGCGGGTTTGTTGGCTCATAGCAGCTTTTCACTGACATGCAGTGATCGATTGCCGCCTGATGCCATGCATCCTGCTGCGCTACGGGCGCGGCGGCAAGTGCGGCCAGCGCATATTCGATCATTTGCGCAGTCGTATAGCCATCGGTCGGAAAGCTGTCGCCATTCACATGCGCCCAGGCGCCTGGCTCTGGCAGCGGCGGCAATTTGGTGTCACTCATTTTGTTTTCCTCAGTTTTCGTTCAATCGGCAGCTATTACGATAAGAAGAGTTATCGTAATAAAGTTATTGGTTTAATTTTGTATCTCTTAGCTCCTTAGCTTTAATCATACGTGGTGAAATAGGGTGTTCCTTGGCATAGACACTAGACAGCAGCGCCGCTATGACAAGGAACACTAGGATAGTGCGCTGAATCATATCCATTCCTTGAAGTCGGTCATGTAGTCAGCAAGGTCCCCTTTATTCCTGAGAGCGGTAATGATCTTGGCGTCCACTGTGTTCTCAGCTTCAAGGTCGACGTAGTTGACATTTCTTTTCTGCCCAATACGATGTGCACGGTCTTCAGACTGTTTCCGATCTTCGTATGAAAAAGTATTGGAATAGTAGATAACAGTGGATGCGCAAGTAAGGTTAAGACCAATTCCTCCAGTAGCAACGTTTCCGATGAAAAATTTACGAGTACCACTTGTAAATTCGCGTAAGGCTTGCTCTCGTTCAGCAGTTGACTTTCCACCATAATAGCTAACACAATCCTCTCCAAGAATTGCCTCGATCTGCTTGATCTCCTCGACGAAGCGACACCATATAATACATTGTCCATCGATATCCTCCACTGTATCAAGCAGCGCCTTAATGCGCGGATTGTCCTTCGGGTTGTCGTACAACTGCACCATACCGCCGTCATCGGTCGGCAGATAACCATTTGCCAACTGTTGTAGACGCATGATTAGCGTCATCTTGTGCATGACAGTCAACGTTTCGTCGTTCAGTTCGGTCTTCATCTTAGTCCGAAGCTGTTCGTACATTTTCCATTGCTTAGGTTCAAGCTGGAAGTAACGCTTCTGGTAGATCTTCTCAGGCAGCGTCAGACATTCTTCCTTCGTTACCCGCATGCTGTACGGTGCAATGATCGCCTTGAGTTTATCCAGATTTTTGTAGACCGCTTTCCCGTTAGCGTCAGTCTTGACAAGCATCGGTGCGAACTTGCTGCCGGTCTTGCGCATGATGCCTTGCACCTTCGGATCATTCTTGTCCAGGATTTCTGCATACTCAGCTTTGAAAGCATAATAGCTCTGGCCGAAGATAGAAGGGTCAAGGAACATGAATTGTGCGTAGTAGTCGAACGGACTGTTGGAGATTGGCGTACCAGTCAGGATGCGCCGATACTTCGCCAGTTCGCCTAGCTTGCATAGGTTCTTCGTGCGGATAGCATCAGGATTCTTTATGCGACTGGATTCGTCAACCACCATCATACAGTCAGTGGCCCGCAGGAACTTCTTGGCGAACTCTAGACCTGACTTGTGGCTGAAACCTTCTACGTTCATGCAGCAGACTCGCAGTGCGCTGCCCGGTTTCAACAAGTCTTCGCATTCTTGCATGGCCTTCTTGTTACCGGCTTCCCACACTGCCCCTTTCATTTCTGCCCAATCAGGCCAGGAGAAAGGGAAGTCTTCACGCAGCCACTTCGCATGGACACCGTTCGGCGCAACAAGTAGCAATGAATCAATCCTGCCCAACGAGTGCAGTTTGGCGGCATTGTCAACAATCACCTTGGATTTGCCTGCACCCATTTCAAACAGGATGGCAAACACTTCCATTGACCAACTGCGCTTCAAACACGCTAGTTGATGGTCATACGGCGGGCTTTTGAAAATATAGGGCTGTTGGGCCGCAACGGCGGCGGTAGTTTGGGGCATTTGGGTACCTTTAAAATGGTTTTGGGCTTGCAGGGCAGGCCCGCCACGGCGTTTAAACAAGGTGGTTGGTATGCTGGTACCAACCGGGTAAATTAAAAAGCTCAGCGACCTGCATCGTCCAGCATTTTCAACACTTCTGGAAGCAATTTTGTGTCCCGCAAGTCATCGTAGAGATTGAGACACATAACAATATGGTTCGCGGCCATCACGTTGGTGAAAGCATTACCTATTGCCGCTCTTGTCAGCGTGTTGCGAATGAAATACGAAGGACGTTTTCCGTCCTTTACATCCACATAGTAGCTCATGGTTAGATATATCCTGTATAGTTATGTTGCGGTGCCAACAGTACGGCAAAACGGCTGTTGTAACAAGTGCCGTTATTTTAGGCCAAACGCTTTACAAATGCTAAAAGTTGTGGTATCGCGCGTCACGTGCGCGCACAGACAAGGCACTAAAAAATTTTTTAACGGGCATAGGTTTTTACACCTGCTATATGCGCCATTTTTGCGCTAACCCATTGTTTATATTGGCAAAGGGAAGTGTACACATCTAGGTAACACCCTGTTGCATCTGTTAGCACCTACCTACCAAAACACGGTGTTTCGTTGCCGCAAAGCAAAAGAACTGCCTAAAATTTAGGCAGTTCCCGTGCATTATTGCTGAGCGTAGTGTTACACCTGTGTGCGTACCTGTAACAAAACTGCCTAAATTTTAAGCAGCATTCACCAAATATTTATTTTGAGCATATTCAAACTACTCAAAATGGAGTTTCCAAGTGGTTACTTTTTGAGCTGGCGGTAGCGTTCCAAGGCACCACCTTCGTCTTGCCTACTTGCTAAGTTTCCGGCTTCGTAGGGCACTTGGCGACCAACTGCCTTCACACCTGACTTGACAGCTCGCATCGCCTGTGACAGCGGTCCATTGTTGCGCCGTGCGAAGTCCGCTGCGAATGTCTCAGCCTCCGGTAAATTCATCATGCCCAGACGCGCCAGTTGCTCACCGTACTGTGGAGCCATACGATCGGCTTGTCCAGATATGAATCGTGCAGCATTGGCCGCGCCAGCCACGGTACGACCAGCAGCGAAGTTCGCCAGTGCAGCAGGCAATGAAGCCTCACCACCGCTTTCCAGGTAGTCAGCTTGTTGAACCTTCGGCGCAAGAATCTTGGTCGTATCCTGCATACGTTGTTCAGCAGCCATCTGCTTGGGGAACAGCATCCGCGCACTGTTGTCAGGATACACCTGATCCAGCTTGTCGCGAATGTTCTTGTTGCCGAAGACGGTCTTCAGGATAGCTTTGCCGTCAGCCGTGGAGCCGGTTTTGTCGGTCAGGATACTGGAGATACCGGCCCGGTAAGCATCGCGTTCAGCATCTGACTTCAGCTTACCGAATTCAATTGCTACATCTTCCGGCCGGGTTTTGATGATGTTGCCGCCTTTACGGAGTGCATCCAGCACCGAGCTATCGTCAGCGAACACTTTCCGGGCTTGCGCGTAGGAACCATTGCTGCCACCGGTCAGGTTTTCGATTTGTCCAGTCAGGTCTTCCATCGCCTTGTTGATCCGACTGATGTTGTATTTCTCGCCGCCGATCTTGCCCCAACCGACGTACTTACCAGCGTCGTCATTCCACATGGATTGCTTAACATCAGAAAGATGCTTGCGCATTTCATGCAGGTCAGCGATACTTGGCGTTTCAACAATCTTAAATTCTTGCGTCTTTGGGTCGACGACCATGCGGCCAGTGAACGGCTCGCCTGCACCACGAGCAGCACCTTCTACATCCTTGAACAGGCTCTTCTTGAGCGGTGTATCAAAGAACGGCAGGATCTGGTCAGGATGCGGCGTACCTACGGCAAAGGCTTGATCATACAGCGGCTTTGATGCTTGGGCGCGTTCAGTGATAATACGCTCGGCTTCTGCGCTGGCACCAGTACGCGGGCTGATGTTAGTGGCGATGTCATTCGCAAGCCGATCAGGAGTCTCTACGGCACGTTGACCCAAGCGACCTTGGATAATCTCCGCCGCACCGGGTTCTTTACCGGCCTTCTTCAGCATACCAAGAGCCTTAGCTGGTAGAGCATCAGCCAGAACAACAGGCTTGGCCGCGACTTCCATTGGAGGCCCGACAAAGTTATCCGCCTGCGGTGCCCATGCACCTTTGTTGGACATATCCTTCATCTTGGCAACAACGCTCTCGATGCTGTGTCCTTCGCCCAACAGTGTTTCCACCATCTTGCGTTCGGCCCACTTGTTCGGGTCAGTCAGGCCCATAGCCATGAGCGCTTTCTGCACCATCGGCGTAGCCAGATTGATAGCAGCACCGCCAAGTTTCCCCACACCTTGCAGACCAAGTGTCACACCCGCGCCCATGATAGCGCCGTCCTTGGCACCCTCCAGGGTTTCGCCGGGCTTGGCACTGCCAGCGCCGCCAGCCGCGCCAAAGGCACCGGCAAGGCCGAGGTTGCCCAATTGACCTACAACCTTGTTGAGTACGCCGCTGCCCGCTGCATATTCAGCAACAGCAGGAGCTACTTTTGAAAGAGCGCCTTTAGCGAGGCTCGTAACGCCCGCGCCAGTGACAGCACCTGGGAGGCCTTCTGTAATGTAGTGTAGAGACGGGTTTTTGTCATTGAAATCTTGGCGTTCTGCCAATACCTTGTTAAGATTGTCATCATATGACTTCCCTCCTGTAACAGTGTTGAATACTGCTCGCGCACGGTCGCCGAGGCCGAACAATGCACCGTTGAACACGGACTTATCGATACCCGCAGTGTCAACAGGTTTGCCGTCGTCGCCAACGAATGGCTTCATCTTGGCGTTTGGCGATTCTTCGAAGACAGGCATCTTAAAGCCCTCAGGCGCGGCCACGGGAGCACTAGCTTCCTTTGGTGTAGCCGCTGCCGGAGCATCGTCAAACGTCGGCATCTTGAAGTCAGCCATTATTTCTTCCCTTTCGGTTGGGAGATTTGCAACCATGCTTGAGCGGCAGCTTTCTCGGCTTCTTTCGGATCCATGTCAGCGTTCTGCGCAACAGCCTGCTTGATAAATTCGTTGCGGAACACTGGACGGTTCTGGTACGATGCTACCGAAGGTCCAAGTGTTTGTTCGCTATAGGCGAGCCATTCCTTGCGGATGTCCTTCTTGGTAACGTCGCCTTGAAGTTCCATTTGCTTGACGAACGAGCTACGCTCAATCTTGCGCTTGGCACTTTCTTCCATCTGGTTAAGCGAGAACTGCCAGGACTTAGCCGGGTCGGTGATCTTGGCACCCTCTTCAGCTTGCCGCGCAACGTCGCTGTCAGTCTGCACACCTACCTCAGCCTTGACCTTGGCATTGACTTCTTGAGCAAGGATCTTAGAAGCGTTAGTGATGTTACCAGCTTCCGTCACCAGCGAACCCTTGATGCCGATTGCTTCCAGCACGTTACCGATGGTCTTTTTCTGGTTGGCAAAGGCACCGGAGTTAAACGGCACCGACCGCAGTTGGTTGACTGTGGACAGCGTAGATTCAGCCGCTGCCGCAGGACGATGGTAGAACTCATCGTTGTACTTAGTGACTGTTGTCGCTTGCGCATCAGCGGTCTTGTTCTCCCTGATGTTATCCGCTTGCGACTTCATAGCTACACCCGGCATTGCCGCTGAAGGTGCAGCCGGTGCCGGAGCAGCAGTGGCCGCTGGCGCAGGACGGTGTCCCACATTACCGATATCAGCTTTCATTGCTGCCAGATTTGCCGCCGTAGCTGCATCCAGCCGCTGTTGGGCCTTCATCTTGTCTTGCGTCGATGCGGCAGGATCAGCCAGAATTGCCTTCTGTTGTTCCATGATTGCCACATTTTCCTTGACCATATCGCTGACCGCAGGGATACCCGGCAGTGACGGAGGATCACCATCTTTAGGATTGCCGAGAGCAGCAATGCCCGATGCCATACGGCGCTCACCAGCGTTGGTCGGGCCGACAGGCTGTCCATTGTACTTGACCGGTGGCTGACCGGCTGGCGCACCAGCGGGGGCACCACCAGGAGGCGGCGAGCTGAATATGCCTTGGAAATCAGGCTTCATTTGCGGATCAACAAGTCCCATCAGCGATTGCTGCGTGATCTCGTTGGTGCGCTCACGAATCCAAGCATTCTTCTTAGCCAAGCTCGGCTTGCCGTCCTCACCCAAGAAGTCCATAGGATTCTTCTCGCTCTCAGCTTCCTTGCTGGCGCGTTCGAATGCCTTTTGTGTCATTTGTGCAATCTGTGGGCCTTTGACAACAACTTCAGGCTTGGACTTACCAGTTTCAGGATCGATTGCCCATGTGTCCACAAGGCCGACGCCTGCAACAGTTTTCCAGCGCGTACCCATGCCGCCTGCGCCGCCTTTGGCGTTGATCGCATTGATGCGGCTTTGAGCATTTGCCATGGAAGTCAGGTCTTCCAGCGACTTGCCTTCAACCTTGTCGTCAATCTTTTCTTCGTTGTTCTCGAAGTCCAGGCCGAGCTTGCCGTTATCCACACCAGCTTTGTATTTCTTGCCCTGCTTGAGCAGGTCGGCTTCCATGGCCGCAGCAATGCCGCCGCGCACACCGTTGGTCACGTCCCAAGGCTTGTCGTTCTTCGCCATGCCGTAGGCGATGTAACGGTCGGGCGTCCAGTCGCTATCCGGCGCAAGGTTGGCTTGCTGCAAGGCAGACAGGGCACCACGCCGATTTTCCTTGGATGCAGCCAGATCTTCCGGGCTACGCACACGGCTGAACAAGGTGTCCTTGACTTCGTCGATGCTGTCTTGATCCATCATCGGTTGGGAAGCACGATACAGCGCACCTTGCAAGGCGCCGATGTTTCCATTGGCCGCAGTCATCGGCCCGCCACCGGGCAAGGCACCGTATGGGTTCGGTGTCGCCGGAGCGGCTATGTACTCGTTTGCTGAGGTGATGTCGGCCATATTTATTTCGCGTTGATGAGGTTGACGAGGTCAGACCAGTTCTGCAACGAGTCCGTAGTCGGTGCTTGTGTGACAGACGTAGCCTGCGTGTTTGGCGTGATGCGACCAGACACATTCGGCAGGATCTGCGACAGACCACCAAGAGCAGCCAGCGGATAGTCACGTTGATCCAGGAAGTCCTGGTACTGTGCATCCAGCGCCTTCTGGTTAGTGTTCTGGTTCAGACCACCGACGGTGAGCAGTGAATTCGCATCATTGATACCGAGTGCTTGGCCGGTCGTTGCCAGACCCCCGAGCGTAGTTCCAACCCCGGCCTGTGCTTGGCCGTTAGCTGTAAGAGCCTGACCAATCTGAGATTGGATCTGCGCCTGATTGCCGTAGCCCTGCGCAACGTTGGTCGCAGCCGAGCTGAGCGCGCCAATGCCTTGACCTGAAGCAAGTTGCCGTTGTTTTTCCGCAGCATATTGACTGTTCGCTTCCGTTTGTGCATTCATCAGTGCCGTGGCTTGCGCACCGCTGACAGCATCTTGGTTATCGCGCATGGCGCGGAGGGTGAAGTCGCCGTTACGAGTCGAGCCAAACTGACCAGCGCCAGTGAAGGTACTGTTGATGCCCGGCAGAACATTCTCGGTCAGATTGCGATTGCCGAGGACGCCAATACGATCCACTACGTTGTTCACGTAGGGATTCATGTAAGCCTGAGCTTCGCTGGCGTTGTAGGTCTGACCACCAGCCGACAGGTTCTGCAGAGCAGGGTTCAGATACGAGGTTGCCTGCGCCAGCGGATTGTTCATCCCTGCCAGCGGAGTCTGTGCGCCGGAAGTTACTCCTGCACCTGCCTGCATCTGTTGGAGACCGCCTTGTGCAGCGCCAACACCCGCTTGCAGCGTGGGCATGAACTGCCCCTGTTGGTTCTGCACCTGTTGCGTTGCCTGAGCCTGTGAAGGATCAAGTCCGGCGACCCGCTGTAGGGGATTACCGGCTGCATCAACAGCGCCCTTATACCCATTGACACCCGGCAGCATATTGAGACCGGCACCTGTGAGCGCTTGACCATATTGTTCATACCAGTCCGGGAGCGAGTTCAGTTGCGCGCTGGAAGTTGTTCCAGGAGTCAGCGCAGTGGTTGCAGTTGCCATGTTATACCTTTCGGATTGCGGTCAGTGCGCCCGTAGGAGCAACAAAGGATGCAGCAGGCCGCGCAGCGATAGGCGCACGTGCTTGAATTGTGTTCGCCGCCTTGTAGGGGCTGGCCTTGCCTTGGTCAAACAACGCCTGGACTTTGCCCATGTCGCTAGGCGCATGCCCGGTAGCATTGCGAACCAGACCGAGCGCACCAATCAGCTTGACGACAGAAGATAGCGGGTCATTCTTGTTGATCAGCTTGTCGCCAACCTTGCCGAGCATATCGCTCCAATCGCCACCAGAACCTCCTAAGGCTCCAGAAGAACTGGGAGAGTAACCAAGGGCATCGCCCATCCCAGAGCCAACATTTGAGTTCGTATTGAAAATGTCACCCATGCTTGTAGCATCGAGACCGAACATTCCAGAACCAGCATCTCCATAGGAGCCTCCTGCGTTGTTGCCGAAATAGGAAGCAGCGTCATTCGTGGCACCCGTACGGAAGCCAGTCATGTCTACGTTACCAGTGGAAGATACAGCGTCGCCGGTGGAGGCCATATCAGGAGCTGCGGAGGCCGCATCAGCGACGTTAGATTCATCCCAGCTATTAAGAGCATCAAGCCAATCGAACATTTCAGTCCTCGTTAAAGTTGTTAGGGAACAGTCTGTTGTTCAACAGGCTTAGAGGCTAGACAGAGCGCCTAGCTTAGACCTGTTAATCATAGCACTGTCCTTGCCCTGCGGCAAGTTATTATTGGTCTGTTGTGGTACTGGCATTTGAGGATTCAGCATTGGGATTTGCCCAATCTCACTTGTCATATCCGTATATTCGGCCTCGCCGGGCGCTCGGGTTTTTACACCGGCTGCCGCAGCCAGAGCTTGCGCTAAACCGCCAGTACCCAACGTACCACCATAGCTTGCAAAACCGCCTGACGGCCCGCCTGCGGCCCCGGCACCGCCTTGCTGCGGCGGGTTTAAGGCGTTAAGCAGGTTGTTTGCCGTGCTGCCGTATTTGTAGACCTGTTGTGCTGTTTTGAAAGCGTCGCCCAAAGACATTCCACCAGCGGCACCACCAAGCATGTCACTAGCTCCGCCGGCTAGACCAGCCCATCCACCGCCAGCGCCAGCCCAGACGCCACCGTCAGCAGCGATGCCAGAACCGATACCACTGCCCAAGCCTACACCGGTATCAGCCGTCGTACCGAACAGACCGGCCATGCTACCAGGATCCGTACCGTATAACCCAGAACCAAGTTCCGTGCCGCCAGCTTGTGACCATGCAGGAGCCGAGTTACCATAGGTGAATGTTGGAGCAGCTTCAGCACCCTGACCGGCAGAGCCAGCCGCCGCGCCAGCTTCACCGCCGCCCATAGCGCCGCCAATGGCGGCACCGCCAGCATAGGCAGTGATAGCAGCCACGGCCAGAGGCATGACGGTATCCATGAACTTGTCCATGCCCGTATCACGGTTGTCGATCTCGACTTGCCCTTGATACACGCCCGTACCATCTTGATTGCCGGTACCGTTGTCGTGGATAACGTTGACGTTCTGCAATGCGCCCGGTTGCCACGCACCACCTTCAGGCAGCATGAACTGGTTGCCGGAGGCATCCCAAGTCCAGTTGCCTTCTTGACCGGGCAGCTTGAAGGTCACATCGTTGAAGTACGTGTCAGGACGGATCGGACCCCATCCAGCGTCGCCGCCAGCATTGTTCGCATTTTGCAAGGCTTGCTGATACCAGTCATCATAAGATTGGCTGGCCTGCGCACCGTTTTGAAATTGTTCCCAATCCATGTTAACTCCTGTTGTCGCCGGGTTCAATGTGCATCAGCACTCGACCCATTGTGTAATTGCCGTGGATATCATTGCTTGTGAAACGCAAGCGGATGGTGCGCCGCTGCTCACGCATATCAATCTTATCGGTTTCGCCGTCGAACACATATGCTTGCTTGCTGGACACCTTGCCTTGAGCAGTCTCACTGCCGACCACTTCCAAGGACATCTTGCCGACCATGGCAAAGTCAGGTTCTACACGCAGCAGCCGCGTAGCAATGTTCTCGCCCATCGGCGCCTCTTGCATAGCGCCACCGGTTGGGAAACCAAAGTCCGAAGTTTCAAAGAAACTAGGGATTGCCAGTTGGTTATCACCCTGCACCTTGTTCTCGCCTACCTCATGCAGCCACATACTATGGAAGGACATGGCAAACGGAACAGTGGAAATAACGCCCGTACCGTTGGCATCCGTAGTGATAGTCTGGTTGATAACGAAAGCATTCTTGTCCAGCTTTTCCACGAACAATGTCTGACCCTGCACCTTGCGGATAACACCACGCGCACCGGCCACGGTCGTAATGACTTGACCAGACAGGTAGTTGCCTACCATGTTGTTCAGGCTGAACTTGATCAACGCCTTGTTAGCTGCGGCATCCGCAAGTACCGGATATCGGAAGACTTTGGCTGGCTCTCCCGCAGATCGACCAAGGGGAGTATCATACCAGCATTTCTCGCGAACGTTGTAGATAATAGCATGAGTACATTCGGTCGCGTCACCACGAGGATAATGCCACCAGATTTCACCAGCCGACGGAACCTTGGTCGCGAATACCTTCTGCCGTTGATCGTAATTAAGGTTCTCGAAGAAGTCTTCTCGATTGGTGTCATTGGGTACCTCCTGGATGTTGCCCGTATAGGCCAGGAAGCGGTCAATGCCGATCCAATAGAAAACACCATCGTATTCGATTACACTGCTGGACGACAGGATACTAGCTGCATTGGAAACGGGATCGAACTTAAACACTGCTTGTCCACCGATGTACACCATTCGGATGACAGAATCCAGAGACCACAATAGACCCGACGGCGACTGACCTTGTCCACGAACTGGGAGACCTTTGACGATCTTGCTACCGGTCGCTCGGTTGGTGCCAGCATCCCCTGTCGTAAAGTTCCTAGGTTCGTTTTGGTTGCTCCACGAAACGAGACCGTCGGATCCATAACGAACGAGATAAGGGTGCAGCACGACAATGCCGCCACTGACAGCAGTATTATTTCCGATAGGGACCAGTTTGTCAACGCTGTTCGTATCACCGTAGTAAATCTCACCGTCGACTCCCGCGTCAATGTTAGACAGGTTGGGTGCAGCATGAGCAAGAATCAAAGACTTGTTGCTACCCGCCGCCGCATCGAACATTGTATCCACTTGCCAGAGGGCTTGCGGGTCGTTGACCCATGTGGCTGGAGTGCGATCTAGGATGTTGGCGCCGATACCGTTCTTATCCACCTGCACAGCTTCAATGCCGGAGGCGGAGAACGTGTTGATCTGCGTCATATCCTGACGGTTCCATACAAACATGGCCCTGACCGGGCCGTTGATGTTTGGAGTGATTTCGCGGTAGCCCTTCATCTTCTTGGGCTTGCCACGCTGAAAGCGTACCCAGAGGCCGTCAACATATCGGGGGCTGTCGAAGTTGGTGCCGTCGCGCTGGATACCCGGCTGCGTCGTAAGTGTGAAGACCTTGGACATTAAGCCTCCCGCAGACCGGCCGACGCATCAAAGGTGCGGCGTTGTGCTTCTGCGGCCAGCGCAGCTACGATCTCATCGTACATGCTCTTGTAGAGGGCCACACGTGCGTCGTTCTTCAGCCACGGTTGCGCTTGCAGCAGGGTAGCGTACAGGATAAGTTGCGGCGCGTTCTGAGTCGTCCAGTTGACTTGGTCAGAAGGACTCAGCGGGCTTGGCCGCTCATAGTAGCGCAGCTCAAATGGATAAGCGTCTGCCGGTGCCGGGGCAATAAGGAAATGTTCCGCCGTATAGTCAGCATAGTAGCGCGGCTCGCCCTGGGAAGTGTCATCCGGAGAAAGACGACGGCAGAACTCGTAAGTGCGCAGGAACGCATGCGCCCGCTTGCGGCCATTGGAGTAATTGAAGCTGACGGACTCGCGCCAGCGGATAGGCTTCTGGAAGGCAGATTCGCCCTTGGTCATCTTGCCGGACACAACCTTAATCATGCCCAGACCGCGCACCTTGGTCGCTATATCATTCTCGGCAAGCATGATGAACCGTGGAATCTGGTTGACGAACTCTTCGTCATCCCGCTCTGCGTAGAGAACTACATCCTTGCAGAGGCTGTCATAGGTCATTGCGGCAGCGTTATTCATAGCGGAATGTATCCTCCAGGTATTGACTTTAGACGGTTGCTTTTGCCCAAGTCTACCACGGAAATGTTGCCTGCACCAAACATTTTATCGGTGCCGCTGAACTGGATAGTCAGGGTATTGGCCGCAGCGCCTTTTACAATGATGAACTCTTTACCATTCCTTGCAGCAGGTAAGGTAACAGTGATATTGCCTGATGCAGTATCAGCGAGAATAATATTATCATTGTAATTAGCAGAATACGATTGGCTAACCCGCCTGACCTGCATGCTCGCCTGGATCTGGTCAATCGTGTCTTGGGTGACGAGTTGTTCATTATCCACTATTCTTCTCGCCTAGCAGTTCGGTTTTCCGGGCGCTGCCTTTCGTGGAGCCAAAGTAGTAGGCACAGATCTGCTCAGCCTTTGCCGACAAGTAACCAACCAGAGTGCCAGTAAGCGCAGAGTCAACAGTAGCATACCCGAGCAGAGAAGCGGCCACCATAACAAGGAAACCGCCAACGATACTATAAGCGAGAACAGTGTTGGTTGAGTCCTTGACCTGTATCTGGCGATTGCGAGCTGAATCGACGTCTTTGACATACAGAGCCTCCATTGCTTCAGCGTTGGCAAAACCAAGCTCCTGCATTTTGGCAGAGAAGTTTTGGTCAGCCAGTTTCATCGCCATCATTTGGTCAGGTGTCACTCCTTGCAGTGCGGCTTTGATGCCAGCTTCCGTCTTGTCAGACAGGCCGAGGGCGTCTGCAATGGCCCCAACAGCCGCGCCACCTAGCGGGCCACCAAGGGCCGTGCCGAGCCATGGAGCGACCGTGGCAACAACATTCTTCCAGTCCATTATTTCAGCTCCTCGATAAAGCGGGTAGTCACGTCAAACAACCGTGCGCCCCAACCATTCTTGGAGTTCTCATAGGCGGGCGCTTCAGCCATGGTTTTAAACCGGCTGACGAAAACTAAACGAGCTATATCTTTTGATGGTCGGGCCGCAATAAGGGCCAAGGTCTTGGGACCGATGATACCGTCAGGCAGGGCGCCGACAGCTTTCTGCATTGCTTTGGCTGCTGCACCTACACCACTGTTGACGCCGAAGTCGAACACAAATTCAGCCAGTGCTGGATCCAGCTTGTCACACTTCAGGTAGCACCAGAAGTCTTTGAAGTATATGTCTTCCGCACGTTCGCGGGTCAGGTTCTTGATGTCTTCGCCAGGATAAGAACGCTTGCTGATACCGTACTTAGTCTCACCGCCTGGATCGGCCGGATTGTTGACATATCCTCCTTCAATACCAATTACGTTAGCGAAAACTTGTTGAAAGAGGCTTGGCATCGTTAATGTCCTATAATGTTTCGCACCGAGTTGGTGGCTGACAGTGCGTATTGTATGATTCCACCCATTGCGACAACCGCAACGACGATGGTTGTTATCCGTACCCACATTGTGTCGACCTTGTGAGACAGTCTTTCTATTTCAATCTTTGTTGCAAATTCTTTTGACAGTTCGGCTTTATGTGCTTCACGCCGGGCTTCTTCCGCTGACAGTTGCTTTTCAACAGCAGAGGCCAATGAGTTGATTTGCAGCTTTATGTCACTGAAGCCTTCCTTCGTTGCGCGTTCCGTACTTTCTATTCGGTTCGCCATAGCGTCGATCTTTTGATTCATGGTGGCCCTATCCGCCATCAGCATCGCTTCGGCTTCAGTGTACAATTTTTCGGTCATTTGGTGTCCCGGAGGTGGTAGTTTGGCATCGGAAAATATGACCCATACTACCATAAGTTTGCCTGTAGGCAAATACTTACATTGTTTGTAAGCAACCGCCTACAAATCAATCGCCGCCAGTCCCTCCTCCTGGATTAATGCCATTCTGCGAATTGCAAGAAGGCGAGTTGTATTCCATCTCCTGCGTATAATTTCCACCGCTGCCATTAGCGAAAACGCCCATGAGCGAGTAGAAAGATATGCTTCCGTCACCGCCTGCGCTGATCGGTTGGCAGTACGTATAGAGCAGTGTCCCGTAGGCTGGATATGGCACAAATCCACACTGAGTACTGTTGTAAGCGAGTGGTGAAGCAAACTCGCCACGATTACCATCTGCGAATACGCCAACGAGAGTAGTTCCATCGCAATACTGCCGCAACAGGGTTCCGTAGGGCGTCGGTGCTACGTATCCGCACGTTGGACTATTGAATTCGATAACGTTAGAATACGAACCGCCGTAGCCGTCCGCGTAGGTCTCAAACAAGTTGACATCATTGCAGTAGCGGCCAAGCGGCGTCCCACGTGCCGGGTAGACCGGCGGAGGAGGCGGTGGTGGCGTCACAGCAACGGACTTACCCCGCAGTTGCCCAAGGGTAATAGGGCCACTCGGGACGCCAGCCAAGGCTCGGCAACGGGCATCGCCGATGGTCAGCGGCAGACCGATACCTAGCTCGGTCGCCACATTCCCTAACGTGATGTTACCGGTTGGCGTAGTCATTACTCGAGTTCCTTAATACGAGCTTCCAGTTGCAGGATGCGCTTTGCCAGCTCCACAACAGAAACAGCCGCAAAACCGCCATGATGTACAGTGTAGAACCTATCGTCATCCACATGCACAGCACGAGGAAGAAACTTGGCAAGCGACTGAGCGCCAACACCAAGACCGTGACCGCCATCGATCCAGTCAAACATGCCGTACTTCTCGATGCCTGCAAGCGACTCGACATAGTTCTCTGGCAACTGCGACCAGTTCTTTTTCTGCCTTTCATCTGACATTTCCATCACAACAGAAGCACGGAATGGGCCGTAGTTGTCGCCGCCTGCATTCGTTACTTCCATCCAGTTGTCAGCAGCAAGACGGATCTGCGCGGCGACGCGACCTGCCCAATGGAACGCCAGCGATGGAGGGACACCTGCTTGCGCTCCCGCGAAATCGCCTTCACGAATCTGGATACGTTCAGTGTACGCCAGTGTGGTATTACCACCGGCCAATGCCCATTGACCTGGGACACCGGTCTTTACCGATTGATCGTTACGTGCTGGAGTGTACCCCAGAGCATTCGTCACCATACTACCGTTGATGCCAGTGATGAAACCGGCAGGATTGCTGGCGTTGTAAGGTGTGAAGTTCAGCTTCGGCTGCGCACCCAGAGCAGTGAGTGCATCCGCTGCCGTAGTAGCGCCCGTACCACCAGCAGCGATAGCCAATGGGCCAGTAGGCGCAGGAGTTGTCGGACCACCAGTGCCTTCAAAGGTACCAATGAACTTTGTCGCCCGCACCACACCACGGAAGTTAGCTTCGTCAGGCGAGACAGTAAGACCAGGAAAGCCTCCAGTGGCGATACCTACCGTATTCGTGCCGGCCCGATACAGACCAGTGTCGCTGTCGCTGGAGAAGTTGATGGAAGGCGCACCAGCAGAGCCGTCGATGATGGACACGTTGCTGCCGATAGAGGCAGATTGCGCGGCGACCACGTTCACACCGTCGCAGTACGTGATAACACGGTCGGTATTGTTGAACACGACGCCGGTACCGTCAACAGTCTTTAGAGTCAACGTGCGCTGGCCGTTGTAGCTGTTCTGCAGATAGTAGATCGCCACGACCGATGGAACAATGACGGTCACGTTGGTAGCCGGAGTGCCGGTGAACTGGAGCAGCTTGCTGGAAGCTTCTGCCGCTGTCAGCGTGAAGGTGCCGCCAGCCGATACATCCTTGACCAGCTTGGTAAATTGGAATTGAGTGCTGCGACCATAGCCAATGGTGTAGAAGGCATCACCAGAACAGAACACAAAGACAGACTCGTTCGGCGAGAGCGCCAGAGAAGCGAGGCCATCAATCTTTTCGTTCGACTGCGGTTGGAGCGTGACGGTGCCTTCTCCGCTGTTGCGTTGAGCGTAGAAGAAGTTGTTGCCGAGACTGTCAGCAGCCGGAAGATTGATAACAGTGCTGCCGCCAATGTTCGTAATGACCTGTGCGCGGTTATCTTTGGTGATGTTGTAGTTGCTGGAGTTAACCGTAACCCGCAGCCCGAGGTTTAGCACGTTGTTGCCTGCTACCAACCCCCTACCCGCCAGCGCCGCAGCGTCTGCGCCCGAGGTACCAGCGCCGAATGTAATGCTGCGCCACATGCCGCCAGTCGTCCCATTGTCGATCAGCCACACATATTTAGCCGCGCCGGGTAGAACAGTGGTGATTTCATTGCCAGCCGTATCAGCAATTGCAAAGGCTCGCGTGCCCGTATTGTGGAACAGTGCATCCATGCCAAGCGATACCTGAGCAGCAGCCGGGAGCCGCATCTGCAGATTGTCTGCGAGGGCTTCGACCGAGTTGATTGCCGCGATGTAGTTGTCGCCTTGATAGTTGCTAGGCCAAGCGAATTGCGTGGTCGCATTCAGGGTGATGTAGCGGTAGGACTCCCCTGCCGGTGCGACTGTCTTGTTGCCGAGTACGTTGCTGTAGTTCATTGTAGATCCTCTTCCGGTCGTGGGTACCGCAATGTTATGATTTCAGTTTTCCGTGGTGGCAGGTCATGCGGGCTACGCATGTCTTGATCCGCTTTGCACACGCGCAAGGCCGGATTCTGGCGATCCACGACCAGTTCGTCGTATGGGAACTTCATATGACAACGGTCGCATATTGCGACCGCTGCTGTACGATTCCCTCTTGTATCGAGGAAGAGTGGCATTAGCGTGTGTACCCTGAAATGTTGGGAAGAATCCGCAACGGTGCGCCGTCAGATTCACCAAGTTCAGCTTCCCTAAGCGCAGTGTCGGCTTGGCTTGAACATAGAGCGATGCGGTTGTCCTGGATGCCTGGGAGTTCGAATGCCATGTTCTTTGCCAGCATCCAGATGATACATTCAAACCATCGCTCCGGAATTTCCAGCTTAGAAAGCAGACTACCTACGTCCTGGACTTGGCGCTGCCGAGTAAGAACCAATACGTCTCTCGTATTGCTCGGTACGGGCCACAAGGTCATTATAGGGTTTATCTGCTTCTCATACAAGTAATTAAGTGGCCTGCCGGCAATATTTTTGTTGCCTATAGCCACGTAATCATCTCGGTTGTACGGTTGCATGGTCTGTTCGCTGTAGTCAGCCGCCAGCACGTACTGCTCGCTGTAGAACGCCACGCCACCAAGTTCACGCAGACGGTATTCCGTAGCCTCAACCGGGCGCTCAATATCTTGCCAGACCCACATGCCAATGGAACCAACAACGTTGAAACGCTTCAGTTCATTCCAAGCACCAGCAGCGTTCTTGTACTCAAAAGCCACGCTGAAATTGCCAGGAACACGGAGCAGGAAACCAACGCTGCGCACCGTGGCCGGTTGCGGCAGAACAGCAGCTTTGAGAGCTGCGACGTTCGTCCAGACCGGAGCCAATGGTTCGTTGGAACGATACCGGGCTTCGATAATACCAACCGTGCCAGCAGGCATGCGGTACTGCGCCTGATTCAAGTACAGTGGCACGATGACTTGTTCCAGGCACCACAGATTAACACCACGATTGATCATGGATGCAAGAATGAGGTACAGGTTATCGTAGGCGGAGTCCAGTTGCTCAGGCGTCAGGGTTGACGCACTGGCACCGGCCCGGCGCACGGCATGCTCGATGACCTTGATGGTATCGATAACAGTGAAGCCCACCGTACCACTGTTGGGTACGATGTCAATAGGTGATGGAGTGACCGTACCGCCGGAACCCGGCGGAGGATTCACTACGGTACCACCGCCCGAAGGCGGAGGAGTGGTCGTATCAAGTTTTGCAACGACGGTCATGGTTTTCCTTTAGATTGGCAAGATGCCGGTGCCATTGAGAGTCAATGTTTCGACTTCGCCGGTGCTTTGGGTGACGCTGGAGCCATTGGCTGTTGCAATGAAGCGGTACTTCACTTTGCCGATGGTCGCTGGCCGCTGCATCGTCATCGTGCCGTTTTTCTGTGGCATGTTGAATGGGCCTTGTGAATTGCCGCTTGGCTGCGGGTCGATATAGTACACGACCGTCGCTGCGACGTCATTCTGCGTGTTGGCGTTGACCGTTACTTTGGCAACGTTGCCAGACAGGATGCTTTCGTTCGGCGTAGCAATGCTGAGGGTTGGCGGTGGGAACGGGTTGTTCTCCGTTGGCGGAGGCGTATCGCTCGCGTTGCCCACACCACCAGTATCGTACAGTAGACCACCAGCGCCAGCAATTTCAAACGACGCCATGCCGGGGATCGGATTTGTACCACCGCCGTTCGTTAGCGTACCTGTGGCGTTGTATTTGCCGGGGAAGATACGGTCAATGTCCAGCGTAGCCAGTCCAGGACTGAGTACAAGGGGAACCGGTCCGACTGCCTGCGCACCAGTAGATCCTTCTTGCGGCGTTAGCGTAACCATGCCCGACGTTGGGCTATTGGTAGTGGTGATGGAGTAGCGGCGAGTTGCACCGTCAGTTTCCTGGACAGTGATGGTACCAGTTGCCAGCGGAGTAGCCGGAGTGCGTTGGAATGCACCAGCATCAGGCATCGTTCCACGGTTGTTACCGTTCGCATCGTTCCGGGAGATCGAGAACTGCGACGCACCGTTGATCATCTTCGACCCTGCCGCAGGACGAGCGTCGTTGGCCGATTCGAAGAACTGACCTGGCGAGTAGATAATCTTCGCGCCCTCATCGAACGTCGTTGGTGTGTCGGTGTAGTTGTGATCGCCACCACCGCCAGCAGTCGACGGAGTGCCGCCGCATTGCGAGAAGATGTTATCCTGGATGAACGCACCGTTGCCGGTGATTGCCGCATTGCCAGCACCCGCACCGCGACGCTTGAACGTGTTGCGTTTGACATTACCGCTGAAGCTGTTGAGGATACCGCCAGCATCTGCTCCGTCGTGGATAACAAGATTGTCTTCCATAACGAAACCGTTGGCGTATTCACCAGTAACAATCGGCTTGACGCTCGAAGTGGACAGCATCCGGTTTGCACGGATACCGCAGGCATCACCACCTTGGCCCCAACCGTCGCGACGGAAGACCCAACTACCCGCCGTTTGGATAACGTTGAAGCCTTCGATATACAGTCCAACCTTGACGCGAGAGTCGCCATTCAGCAAGATTTTGATGCCTTGGCTGATTGCGGTCACGTTGCCTGGAGCGTTGTCAGCTTCGATATCGCTGTAGCCCATGCCTGGATATGGACGCATGTAACCGACATTGTTCGTGTCCGACCAGCCGGGGCCGATCTGCTGATTGGTCAGGTCGATGTCCTTACGGCACAGAACGACGAATGGGCCGTTGTCCGTAAGCAACGTGCTTTGACTTCCTGTCCATGCAGCAACTTGCGTTGCATTGGTGAAATCGTCGCCCGGTTGGTCACCGTAGATCATCACACGGTATCCTGGGATAACCGGCTTAGGCTGTGCGCCAGCGGCCAGCGGCGTAACCGGGGCCGAGGCAGACGATGGATCAGACGAGTTGATAACGTTACGAGCGCGCACCGTGTACGTGACAGGTGAGCCGTTGGTTGCCGCCAGCGTAGCAGGAGGCGCAGCGACCGTGACCGTATGGCCGTCGGAACCGAGAACAGTGTAGTCCAGGATTGGCTTGCCGCCATCGCTGGAAGGCGCAGACCAGTTGACAGACACAGTACCATCGCCCGCCGTAGCAACAACGTTGCCCGGTGGATTCGGCTTTGTTGAAGCATCCACAATCGGTGCCGTGCCGGACGCTTGCGTAGTGAACACAAACGGTTGGGACATCGGGCCGAAACCGATCTGGCTGTAGGCACGAGCAGTGAGCGTGTACGTGGTATTCGGATTCAGATTGACCAGCTTGGCACCGTCGACGCTAACGTCAAAGAACTGACCTACGTCCTGGGCCGTGCCTGGAGTGATATTAAATTCTATACTCTCAGTCGTACCACCATTCGCCGCTGGCACTTGATAGTTGACTTGATAGGTATCTTGTGACGTGCTGGCTTTCACAATGCTGGTAATCACAACCGGGCCGGGAGCTTGTGCAACTGGAGCAGAGTAGGTGCGAACGATCTGGTAAGGTGCGCCAGAGAGCGAAGCCAGCGTGGATGCCGACACAGAGCTTGTGGAGTGTGCGTACATTTCCAGCAGCAGACCCTGTTGCCAGTCGCCACGGAATTGCTCACAACCAAGCATTTCACCACCAGCAAAGCTGATTTCTTGCGAGTTCATTGAAACCGCAGCATTGCCGTTGACCGAAATAGCCGACGTACCGTCTTGATAGCGAGTAACCGCAATGACGTTCTTGCCGAAAGAAATCTGGTTTTCGATCAGTGCCAACTGTATGATGTTCGGCACTGCAACGTCGACCTTCAGTTGCGGAGTGATTGTTATCTTGAGGCCTTCTTTGACATAACCGCTTTGCGAGTTAGCTGAGGCTGACCAGATATGCATGTTGTTGCCGATATCTGAAGGCACTTCGAAAGCAAACACTCGCGTGAACGTGGGATTGTTCAACCCGTTCTGCGAAGCATCTGCCGTGAACCGTGCAGAGGTTGTGCTGTACAAGATATTCCACGAATCGGAATCTTCCGACAACAGACCCGCGTCGCCGTTGTAGACGAGATCTTGTTGCGCACGGCCGAAGCTCGTGTGGCCCATGCCGGTAGATCCCAACACCCAGACCATCGGGCTTGGAAGCAATGTGTTTGTGGTATCGATGGCAATAGGTGTCTCTGGGCGACCGGCACTGTCTGCACCATCACCATCAAAGTGGTACAGAGCGAGTAGATTCGGTGCGCTGCTGCTGACCGGTGCGGTAGGCGGTGTGAAGTTGCTCGACCCGTATTTGTCGCCGCGAGTGAAAACAACCTCGTCCATTTCGCCGTCGAAGACTGCTGACCCATCTGCTTTGGCGCCGATGAAAAATGGTGTATCTTCGTAGTTGGCGTTGCCCCATGCCGAGCTGTAGGGCCAACTGGTTCCTGACAACAAGACACCGTCGATAAAGAACCGCTGAGCGCCGGCCATCTGACCATTGACACCGTCTAGATAGACAGCCACATGGTGCCATTGACCATCGCGCTTATCATAGCTGGAACCATTAAAGCCTTCATTACCGGCTTTACCGGTCACCCATCCATTCTCCATGAACAACTGAAGACCTTGCTGTTGGAACAGCATGTGTCCACCAACAGACCCAGGAGCGGCTTTGAACCACAGCTCCATTGTGAAGGAGATGTAATTTCCCGGCTTGCCTGTGATCGGCGGCGTGGAGGCTTGACCGTAGCCTCCGCTACGGCTTTTGCCGAACTTGCCGCTGTTATTGAACGCAGCATTGGTCAATGTTAATTTGTGCGACATGTAATTATTCCTTTATTAGGCTGGACCAAGTACGAGTGGAGGCTTGATCTGGGCAACGCCTGGATAGCCAAAAATGTGATCACGATCACGTTGAGTTGCAGGATCACCCGCTGCTGCTACGTAGTCGGCAATGGCACCGTATTCGTAGTCCAGTACAGCACATGCAGCTTGAATATCCGGGTTGACAAACTCTGGGAAGTAGTCCCGACGGATATACGGGTACATGGCACGAGGATGGAAGTTAACTTCACGGTCATTGGTCAAGCTGCCGTCAGCATTGTGGAACATGCCGGTCTGACCAACTTTCTGCTCGTGGCGATTACCGTAGTCCGTCCAGTCATTGGGCACACCTAACGATGTTCCCCAATTTTCGTAGGCGATGTAGCAGCCTGTTTTGAGGATCTTGCCGCAGCACTGTTTGTCCATGCCTTGAATCTGCATATCCATCACAGCCTTGCACTGACCGCCTTTCGCGTACATAACGCTCCAGATGCCGGTCTGTTTCATGAGGGCCAGGACACCGGCCATGTAGAAGCCGAGACCACCGCCTTGAATGAAAGAACCTTGACCGTCGTCGGTGTGAGCAACTGGAACGCCAAGATTGCGCATACCTTTGTAGAAGTCATCTTGGTTGTTGTCAATGAAAGCAGGTACGTAGATATCACGGTAGATACCTGACATGTGATTGACGAACATTTCTTCAATCTTTGCCCGGCTGATGCCCAAACGGTGCGAGGAAGCCAGCTTCCAGGCAATGGTGAAGCAGAGCCAGTACCATGCTTGCGAGCGAACCATGTAGTCGCCACGATTCAGACCGCCGCCACCTGCCAGTTGATATAGCGCATCCCACTTGGAGGCGATTGCAGAGCGAACGCTGTTCGTGAAGATTGCACCCCATCCTGCGTTACCGTAGGAGTGCAGACCGTCGCGGCTCCAGCCAGACCACACGAAGCGACCATTCTTGTCGCGATGGGAGTCGTTGTCACCGTCGCGCATGTCGCCGAGTAGGCTGATTTTCTTCGGGCCGAACGATGGGCGGCTGTCGTAGTACGTGCGGGTGAAACCCCAGTCACGGAACAGTTCGTCGTTATCGGCGGCGAGTTGCAGCGTGTTCGGGTTCTTGCACCAGTGATTACTGTGGTTGTGGTAAGCCTTGATGGAGGCGCGGGCCATGCTCTTCCAAGGCACGTTGCCAGCCAGACGAGAGCCGTTAGGGTCGGAACCCCACAGAGCCAGAATCGACGGAATTGGCGCACGGTCAAAGCGAGGACCACCGGGGCCGGTGTACCAGTTGTGACCGGAGAACGAACCCGGCTCGTAGTCCCAGCCGTCGCGCCATGGGCCACTGTCGGCCGAGCCGTCGTTCTGGTAGAAGTTGCCGGACAGCCATGGATCTCCAGGAGAGAACGATGGACGATCCTTGTAAGCGCGGGGCCACTGAGTCTGCGCCCAGAGGGTGTGCAGGCCATTCTTGCTGTTGCCTTGATAGCCGCCGGTCAGCATTGGCTCGACACCGTTGACCGTGTAGTGCGACTTGGCACGGGAAGGACGCTTGGCACCGTCGACCATACCAGCATACATCGTGCTTAGGATAGGCGACATGACCTGCGGCGTGTTTTCCCATGTCAGTTGCATACCGGTGTTCCAGTACGGACGGACAGGAGTAGATGTGTCACTACCGAGGACGTATGGTTGACCATTGATAGGCAAACCGTCTTGCATTTGGAACGTGTACAGCGGGACACCAGCAGCGTTCTTCATGATGACTTTGAACGGTGCAGGGAAGGTATTGTGCGTGGACTGATCGTACGTATCGGAGCCAGGATAGCTCGTCCAGGTCGGGTGACGAACAGCAGCGGCGCCGATAACTTCGTACAGCGGCAGGTTGCCCGCTTCCGTATTGCCTTGGTGCGATGCCAGCAGTGTAAAGCCGAACTCGACTTTGTCGTTGCCGTTACCGTGCAGAACGCCGGTGGTAGATTGATACACGGCACAGTCGCCGTTCACAAGCGCCATGGCTGCATCTTCGTAGACCCAGTCGTCGTCACGGCTATCGATGATCGTGCTGCCCGACATGAATGGGTTGGCCGGATCGGTGAAGTTCCAGACTTCGAAAATGTGCGGCGCATTTGCATCCAGAGCAGGAGCAGCCGGGCCGGTGCCGGAAGGCTTAAACCGCTTGCCGGAGATGGAAAAGTCCGACGTAACCGACAGACCATTCGTGGTCGTGAATGGTGCGGTTGCTTTCCAGTCGCCGTTAGGTCCGAGGGAACCTTGAATCCAGCGGCTACCATCGGCGCTTTGCATGCGCAGGACTGACTTGCCGACCGATGTGTCGGCTGCAAGTTGAACAGTCGTGCCTTTCAAAATACCGAGGTCTTTGATCCGACCAGACTGAATCTTGAGCGGACCATTGGAGCCAACGTTGCGGAAAATAGCGCCTGTCGACCACGCATCCGTTGCATTTGGATTTGGGTCGTTCTTGCAGATGATCCGACGACCTGAGTTGCCGAGCGCCGCTTGAATAACAGCGGCGTCCTGCAACTTGTTGGGAGAAGCATCCAACTCAAGACGAGTTTGGGGATCGCATTTAAAGTCTGACATTGTTTTCCCTTAGACAGGAGTTACGGCCATTGGCTGAACACCAATCAAGCCTTGTGGACCTTGAGGACCGGAAGTGTAACGAACAATCACACGCCCGCGCATGCCGTTCGCATCGCTACCAGCCCACTGATGACCAGGAGCATTTGGCGACTCGAATGTGCAATCTTCGCAAATGACATCGACATCTGGATCTTCGTTCCAGATGAAGGAAGACTGATTAGCGCCACCTTTTTCATTATAGAAGTGCCAACGCTTGAAGATGTATTCACGAGGGCGGCTGGTATCCACACCCTCGTCGGCGATACGCACCATGTCGTTCTGGGCAGCATTCGCATACTTGTTGCTGCGACCATCAGTGAAGTAACCACGGCCACCGTTCGGCAGCTCGATCTCACGACCGGTTTCCGAGTTGTCAGTGATAACACGAGTCAGACGAGTGACAGCAGCGCGGGACTTGACATTGTGGCCGAGCTTGTTGCCACGGAATGTAGTCTGCGTCGCATCCCAATCTGCATTGGAGTGGCCCATGTAGATACCATGCGTCAGTCCATCGTCGCCCACCGCGTTCGCATAGACGTCGCAGTTGAACATGTGGATCGTGCCGGTATAGTCATCAGCCGGGTTCGCGTTGCCGAGGTTGCCGGACAAGCAACCATTCTCGTTATCCGTAAGGACGACGTTGTTGAGCCAGACTTCCGAGTTGCCGGTCAGCGAAAGACCTTGCGCAGCGTGGGCACCGCCAGATTGCTCGCGAGCACCTGACAGAATCAAGTCCTGAATGGTTACTTTGGCATTCCGGCCAACCGCGATAACACCACGGTCAAACGCTGCGCGGATGCCGGGGCCGGTACGCAGTTCTGCCCGCTTACCGTTCGGCAATGCGCCGGAGACAGTAATCATAGCTCCTGGAGCAGCTTGCTCGATACCGCCGTAGGCTTCTACACCAAGGCCGTTACGCAGGATCTTGAGCGTTTGGCCGTTCTGCAGTTCTGTCATACCAGCAGGGCCAGTCGGTCCACGAAGGATGTAGTAGCCGGTGCCAGTCGTGAGGTTGCGGGCGATGAACGAAGGTACGCCGTAGCCGGTGGCCGAACCTGGAGGCGTAACATCAGTTTCCCAGCATTCAGGGAAGCCGACGCCGAGGGAACCTGTGTAGTCCGCGCTGAGTTTTGTCAGTCCACCGGGCTGCGTAGCCAGCGTGGGAACGGCACGATTCGGGTGCGCCCAAGCGAGATCCCACTCCATCGTAAATGGGCCTTGCTCACCTTGCCAGATAGAACACTTGATGGTCTGGCCGAAGTTGTAGCCCTGCGGTGCCAGGAATTTACCGTTCCGCACCAGCTTGACACGGAACCGAGTGCCTTGCACAGCATTGAACGTAACCGTGCCGTCCGAGGCTTGCTGAATCTCGACTTCCGGCGAGAAGGCCTCGCCAGTGCCGTTGCCAGAAGCTTGATTTCCCCAACCGGCTGCACCGTCAGCGGTGCCGGTCTTGACCACAACTTGACCGATCTGACCACCGGGAGGCAGGCCAGAACCGCTGCCGCCGCCATTCGCAGGCCACTTGAAGTTCAACTTGCGGTCAGTGGACGGACCTGTCATGCTGATTTGCAGGGGCTGATCAGCCGCCACAATTTCCACCGTACCAAGGGAGATGTTTGCCGCCGCGCCTGGAGTTCCGCTGCCACCGCCACCGCCACCGACAAGGTTGTTCAGCGGCATTTCCCACACATCGGCCGCAGCATTGAACATCAGCAAGACGAAGCGGTTCACACCCGATAGGGTGAGGGTTGGGCCAGTGGAACCATCCGGCTGGCGGAACGTACCGGTCGTAGAGCTGATGACGTAGCTGCCTTCTTGCAATACGAAGAAGCCTACGTCAAACGCATTGGAGTTCGGCGTAAAGTTCAGGACAGGCTGCATATCGCCGTGGAGACCATGGATCTCTCCGGCGTTAGCGGCTGTGATATTCAGTTCATTAGACATGTTGCTCCTTACAGAAGGCCGTCGATAGAGCGTTGGGTGAGCAGCGAAAGAGCAGGTACAATTCCCTTGCCGACTGCCGTATCATTGTTCAGGATCAGCATCTTGCCGGAGCCGCTTGGCCCTGCTTCGATGGTGCAAGAACGATCTGCCGAGGTAAGGACAGCAGTCCAGACACCAGTATCGATATCGGCGGCCACCATGGTGGAGGCATCCTGCTCGGTAGACAGACCAACTCCTAGGTCTTGACCAGAAATAACGTTGGTCAGTTGGCCGGTGTAGTTGATCGCAACGATGCTGACACCGTCCCGTTTGAGCGTCAAAACTTGGCTCGTACCAAAGGCAGTTTTTAAGGCCGATATATAAGCGGCCCGCTTGCTACCCAACCCTGCCCCCGCTACGGCGGCGCGCACCTGCGCAAGCGTGGCGCTGTCTAGCAGCACTGCCGCCACCGGCGCAACCCCACCGTCCCATGGGTACACGGTAACAAGTTTGAACGCAAAACCGCCACCGTTGTTCGTAGGTGCGGGAATGTTCGTACTGTCACCATTGTACTGTATAATGAATGGTGTGATGACCCAAACACCGCCTTTGATCAAGTCCAAATCGAGACGGTAGATCGCGCCCGGCTGAACAGAGAAGGCAGGTGTGGTATTGCCGGAATACTGGAATCCTGGACCGAAGGTGAGTGTGCGACCGCCTTGGCTGTCTTGTTGGAAGATCAGGCGAATACGGTCACCTGCTTGATAGCCGGTCGGCGTGTCGATGGTGACATTGCGCGTCATCAGCAGTAGGAAGTTGTTGCTGTTCGCGTTGTTCATCAGCGCGTGACCGTCGGCGCCAATCGGCAGGTCGACTTCCGGGCGGAAGCCTGTCGCTACAGATTGGTCACCCCAAGCGATATCGTAATCGTTATTGCTCAGCTTTTTGGGAATCTGGCCGGCGCTACCGCCTTTCGGCAGACCAGCACCTGGAGCACCTGGAGCGCCTGCACTGAGGTTCAGACGGAGCAGTGCTGCTGTGATTTTCGCGTCAATCAGTGCTTCTTCAGCTGTGTCGTCAACGATTTCAACGTCGGGAATGGTCAGGTCAACGTAGCCGTCCTTGTGGAAGGATAGCGTATAGCGACCGTCCATCACATAGAACGAGTAGAAACCTAGAGCATCGGTACGGACAGGGTTGGAAATCTGATTGGCCGTAGAATTAGCGCCGTAGAGCGTGGCAAGAGAGCCGTTCGGGTTGGAGACGGTGACGAAAGCACCTTCAATCGCATCACCGTGGGGATCTTGATAGTTATCGAAATATTTCTTCACACAAAATCCTTTAGTTTAGCGGTGGATTATGTGTGAGTATAGCACGAGGGCAACTTGCTGGCAAGCAAATACTTGCCAGCGGGCCATGGGATTACAGCGCGACTAGATAGGCATTTATCTTTGCACCGGTGCCAGAAATGGTCACCACACGACAGCGAACATAGGCCCATGCATCGGCATTGAGATCGCCGCCCATGACATGATCGTTACCGGAGAGGTTGATTGTATTGAGAATAATCCAGTCACGTGGGTCTAGATTATTGGTGCCTTCAAACACGATCTGTGTGGCTAATGCGCCAGTACCGTCGATCGTAACTTGGAGGTTCTTGGTCAGTCCGGGAGGGACGAAATATTCGCCTGCGCCGACCGTCGTTTGGTCTTTGAGCATGCGGGTAACGCCAAGGCGTTGATTGCAACCGGTCATATCAAACTCCTATCTGTAAAAATGCCCCGGAACCTTTGCAGGAACCGGGGCTAAAATCCCAGGGCAGGGAGGAGACTCAGTGAGGCTCTACAGACTTACGCGCCTGGAGTGCCGTACAGGGTGCGCCAGTTGGTCCAGCCGGTCGCATAGCGCTCGGTGGCCTTGTAGCGGATGGAGTCAGTCTCGAAGTCGCCTTCCATCGATTTTTCCAGCTTGCGACGCATCTTGACCTTGAGGCCTTCGCTTTCGTCGGTCTGGATGAACCATGCCGTCGGCGACGTAAGGCGCGAGATCACGACCGATTGGTCGGCGGACAGGATGCCCATCGATTTCACGGCGTTGATGTCGTTGTTGTTGGTGCCCGAACGCAGAACCGATTTCAGGAGAACTTCGGCCTGGAAAATGTTCGACGGATGGATCACCAGCTTTTGCGGCGACAGGCGGATCTTCTTGCCGTTGTTGTCCTGGGCCAGACGGATCTGGATCAGCATCTGTTCCAGGGAGGTCTGGGACAGCGCAGCGGCGGTGCCGAGCAGGTTGGATTGCGTACCGCCGACAACCGGATGGGCATTGGAGATCAGCTCCTTGCCGTCGCCGCCGACGTACGAACCGTTGAAGGCACGGTTCAGTTCGTTGGCGCACTTGGTTTCCTTGGTTTCCACCAGAGCTTGGGCCAGAGCCTTCGCAAACATGGAACCCAGACGGATGTGTTCGCCGTCTTCGACCAGTATCTTGGTCAGCGCGTAGGCCAGACCGTACACCTGATAGGTGTAGCGCTTGTTGAACAGCACACCGCCGGAGGTGTAGGTGACCGGTTGGCCGTCCTTGATTTCCGGCGCCGCGCCGAAGTTGAACAGGACGCTTTCTTCGTCGAAGGAACGGGCCATGCCGTTTTCTTCCTTGAAGATCGGTTTCCACTCGTCCTTGCGTTGGTCATAAACGCCGTCGAAGACGGTATTCAGGATTGGTTCGACAACCGCACGGAAGTCGGTACTGCGCATGATGTTAGGCATCTTAAGGCTCCTTGATTACGGTTGTCGGATTAGATCGCGACCTTGTTGGCGACGTACTGATGACGAGCGATCTTGACGCGGACGCGGGTGAAAGCGTCGCCAGGAGCGTTGTCCACAGCATTTTCGATGTCCAGGATACGGAACTGGCCTTGGGCAGCAGCCGCCACGACAGCCGAGGCCAGCGTAGCTTGCGACAGACCCAGGAAGGTCGAGCCGGCGTTCGGGTTGGTGATGTCGGCTTGGGCGCCGATGGCGGTCTGTGCGACTGGACCGTCAGCTTGCACCAGATATTCCTGCTCGGGATCGTCGATCACGTAGGCCAGAACGTTGGTCGCGCCGGCAACGCCACCAGCAGGCCAGTTGTTCCGGGTTTGTGGACGACCGTCTGCATCGATGTATTCCACACCAACGAAGACACCCAGGATGTCGGTTGCAGCCGCAGCCGCTTGGATCACGCCAGCCGTGTCAAGGACGACGACTTGATTTTTGAAGATCTGCGTGGCATAGCCGGGCGCGATCGGGTAAGGACGAGCAGGCTCATCGGCGCTTTTGGCCGGAATGAAACCGAATGGTGCGGAAGTTGCCGACATGTGTTTCTCCTAAGTCAGTTGAATACAGGAGCGTGACGCGACTTAGCCAGAGTACCGAAGCCATCGGCATCGTCTTTAGCGTCCTCGAGCTTGCGCGTGTTCGCATCCTGGAATGCAGGGTTATTGTCTTTCAACATCTGCTCTTCTTCCATAGGCTTCTCGTGGTGGAAATAGGCCATCATTTCCTGGTAGAGTGCCATTGGAACTTTGAACAGAATCATTTCATTCACTGCAATAAAGCCCTCGAATTCACCCGACTTCATCTTATAGTGCTCGAAACCCGGCACTTCGTCGACTTCGACCCGCTCGTACCCCATCCGCATGCGCTTGTGAATGGGATCCGAACTTGATGTCGAAGACAACCAGCAAGTATGGAAACCGGCAATTGCCGGTGGGTTAGGGAGTGCGTTAGCAGTCCATTCATCGCGGAAATTGGTACGCCGTTCGGCTGCACTGAAACCAGTGCCGTCCTTCTGGGTACGCTCGCTATCCGCAGAGGCACGCGAGTCACGACCAGCACCGTCGTCACGCTTGAGTCGGTCGTCGCCGCCCACGATTGCGTTGTTGGTAGTAGTCATGATCTTATGCCTTTCCGTTTTGTTTGTCGTAAGCCCGATAGCTCTGTATCATCTTTTCCCGCGCCTGTGGGTTATCCCACACACCGGCGTCCTTCATTGCTTGGACCCGATCTGCAGACAACTTGAAGGTGGCTTTCGCCCCGCCTGGAGCAGAACTATCGCGCCCCGAACCAGAAACTACCGACTTCGGCTTGTCTTTAGTAGCACCAGCCGCCGTTGATGTCTCAGCAGTAGTTACTTTACCACCGGCAACTCGGTGTGGCAAGTACTTTTTAACGCGGGCGGACAATTCGTCCCAATATTCCTCGGTGCGAGGGTCAAAACCTTCGGCAACCAGACTATTGTCCAGTGCGCGAGTGACCTGGGAGTCTGGGTCGGTGCCTTCTTGCTTGTACCACGCGTTCTGGGACATGAAGCGTTGAGCATTTTCCTGGAGCTTGGTGTCCAGCGGCTTTGGCGCCGATTGGCGTTGTTGGAACGCCTGCTTGACGTTGGTCAGCTGATCGTGCTTCTGACGCATCGAGATCATTTTCTCGACGGCATCCGCTGCACTTTCGGCATCGCCATTCTGCAGCGCGGTGATCTGACGCTGCTTCTGGAAGTTGTAGCCTTGGGCCGCTTGCTTGATGCTTTCATCGATCTGTGCCAGCTCGCCGCCTTCTGCACGGCGTTCGATGACTGCCAGACGCTGTTCCAGGGATTGACGAGCGCTGCGTTCGGAGGCAAGCTCACGACGCATGCGGTCTTCTTTTTCCTGGCGACGGCGTTTCTGTTCGGCGCGCTCTTCGCGACGGCGGGCTTGCTTCGCAACCGTTTCGTCGTCTACCTGAGTTTCGCCTTCTGCATTGCCTTCAGCAGCAGTCTTTTCGTCGAGTTCGATAACGACGCTGCCGTCGTCTTGATCGCCGAGCTTAACTGCATTAGCTTGATCATCACCAGCAGCGCCTTCACTGCCAGTATCTTCATGATCAAGATCAAGATTGTCTTCGTGGTCTTCATTTTCGATTGCCATGTCATGCTCCAGTTATTTCGTACCAGTCGTCGGTCAAGACGTCCGCTTGTTTGAGTGCCCAGAAGACCACCGTGCCGTCCGTGTTGTACAGATACAACGATGGTACCTTGAGGGTAGAGTGGGCGATCGGCTTTTGCAGCACGATGTAGGAACCAACCCGGTTCCAACCGCGCCGGGCCACTTTACCGCCTGCTTCCAGGCAGCGTATGGCACGACCGATGTCCCAGTCACCGATAGGTTGGGCGATGGTCACAGGATGTAGGTGTCGAGTTTCAGGGGATTGCCGTACACACGTTCGATGACCTCGTGATCATTGACGGTGGCAAAGTACACTTCCTGACCATCCTTGCCCTTGACGGTGCGACGGTTGCCGCCCCAACGAGGAACGATGACGAAGTCGCCCGGCTCGCACCACGTACCTTCGAGCCACGGCAGGCCGGTGTCACGATTGCAGAAGGCGAGGTCGCCGACAGCAATGACGCGGGCCACTTGCATATTCCATTTCTCGGTTTCTTTGGTCTCTTCGACCAGGACGATGCCGCTGGCAGTCTTCGTATTGTGCGACATCAGTTGCACCAGGATACGAGCGCCGGTAGGAATAACTTCAGGGGATACTTCGGGGAAACGGGACAGAACTTCAGGGTCAGTGCGGAAGTCGGCAGCCGCTTTCATGGCGGTGACGATGTAAGGCAGGGCTTTCATAAAATCTCCGATAGATTTTTCCGGTGGCGCTGACCGCCTTCAGATAGAACCGGAGAGTCTTTCTTACCCCCTGCGCAGGAGGTCGGCGGTCAGCACAAGCACTATACATGCAGACCTGCCGTAAAGCAACAAATAAATTAATCGTCGGCAATATTTTGGGCGAAGATATCCAATGCTTCGCGCAGCCCACGAATGCGGCCGACAACCTCGCGATATTTTTCAAGGCTATCGCTTGGCTGAGTGACAAGACCTTCAAGCAGTTCTGCTTCCTGGTCTTTTAGAGCTTTTACAAAACGGTCGACGTTCATTTATAGTCCTGAGGCGTACCACGTGGCAATAATGATCAGCCACAGAATCACAATGGATTTACTGATGCTGATCATTATTGATTTCATTTTACTTCTGCCGCTTTTGGCTCAGCTGCGGGCTTGTGAGCACCATGGATGGAAATCACCATGTTTTTTGACGCCGGATCGACTGAACCGAACTTCCGATTAGCATATTCAGCAATAGATTTGCAGTCGGAGACGTTTTCGCGGCTGATTTCTTTGCCATCTTGCTTAATAATGAAGGTTTTCATAAAATTTCCGTAAAATTGAACGTTTTAATGGACGTATGCGTCGTTTTATTGTGCTGCCGGTGCCTGTGGTGCAGGGGCTAACTCGGCCTGCTGCTCGTTTTGCTCCATTTGGTGCCCATGCTGCTGCTGCGCCAGTGCCAAGGACGCTTGACCATCAATTGTTGCCATTACTTTCGCGTGATTTTGCTCATTTTGCAGCCGATCAGCATCCAGTTGGGATTGGAATGCGGCCATGAGCTTCTCGTTGTTCGCGTTAAGTGCTGCAATGAACTGGTCGGTCTGGTTATCGCCTTGATTTTTGAGGAGTTCGGTCTGCATGTGCATCTCGTTGTCCTGTTGATTCTTGGCGAGCGCGACCTGAGCGTCCAACTGTTCGCCCTGCGGCTTGAGTTGGGTAACTTCAAGCTGCTTGAGGCCGATGTTCGCTTGATCCAGTTGCTTCTTGCGCTCGACTTCTTGCATGGCGACTTGCATCGTGGCCTGGACTGCTGGATCCATCTGTGGCTTCGGTGCGTACTGTGCGGCCAGTTCCTGGACTTTCGCCAGCATCTTCATCGGCTCGGCCAATTCCTGATTTATAATCGCCAACACTTTGTCGGACGCGGCAACCATCGCCTGTTCAACCTGCACGGTCGGCATGTGGTCGGCCAGTTGGCTGAATTGCGTCGCTGCTTCCATGCCGTCAGCGTACAAGAAGCTGATATGCTGCGCCACGTGTTCCAGTTGCACGGCCATCATTTTGGTGCCGATTGCAGGATTGCTGAAAACCGGGTCGGTGGCGAACTTCAGGTGCAACATGATGTGCGCCATGTGGTTCTGCTTCGGCAGCGCCAGCAACGGAGTACCATGCAGCGAAGCCATATTCTCAGCGACCGGGTTGAGGTTCTTCGGCTTTTCCGGCTGCGGCAGGATACGGGCAGCTTCGGCAGTTGACAGACGCATACGCGTCAACATCATTTGTGCGAGCTGATTGAAATCCCACTTCAACATCGGGAACATGGCGACCAGTTGCTGAACACCTTGCATCTGAGCGAAGCGTTGCGTCTCGCTGAAGATGTTCGGGTCGGACACTGGCACGATGTCCATGTTCTTCTGGAAGTCGGCGCGGCCAATCACCAGCTCGCCAAGCTCTTCCACTGTGACTTGCTCGTCCAGGTAGGTAGCGTTGATGCGATGCAGGATCTCGAGCGACTTCGCCTGCGAGTGGTGCATGCGGGCGTGGATGCTGGAGTACGTTGCCGCACCTTGCTCCACCAGCGCCATCGTCGTGCCAACCGGCGTACGATCGCCGACCTGGGACAGTGCCTCGCTAGTCGTGGACAGCACACCTTTACCAGCGTTCGTAAGCCAATCCAGCAACTGGAAAAGCACCGTCGACGGCTGATTGTAGGGCATTGCCATGATGGTCTTGCGGATGTCGTCAACGCCCGCGACCTGATCGATCTCCATGATCTCGCCAGGATTGATGGTCAGGTTGCCGCCGTTGCCCTTACCGGACTTCAGCTTAACCAGCGCCTGCGAGTTGTTGATGTGTGCAGCGTCTAGAAGCGCACGGAGAGCACCAGTGAGGCTACCAGAGAGACCACCAATAAGATGAGGCAGGCCAATGCCATACGCTCCTCGCCACGGAATGAGTTTGTACTCCGCGATCCAGTCGAGTTTCTTGTAGAGCCGGTCTTCTTCATCCCAATTCCTGTAGAAGCCAACGACTTCTTCGGTGTGTTCATCGATGGTGATGATGTACGGTGCCAGATCGCCACCGGTACGGTCATCGCTGTCTACCGTGCGCCACGTGTAGACTTCGTAGAGTTGACGGACTCCATCTTCGTTGTAGCCCGTTCCCGTTTTGCCTTCAATTTTTTCGTTCGCGCCCGCTGTTGCCGACTGGTCTGGATGGCTACCCAACGTGCTGAGGTTGTCTGGTTCTTTATATAGGCCAGATGCGACGCGGCGGTCGAACTCTTGCTCGGTGAGCATCTGGCGATGTGTTGCGCGGCCAGCAGTGTAGAAATCGGTGCAGGAATATGGGAGGAACAAATCATCAACCGGAACAAACTCGCAACGTGCACGGCCATACTGTTCATCGTACCACCATTTGATGTATTGACTGCCGCCCATGGGCAGTTGAGTGAGTAGAACTTCCAGTTCACTACGGTACTCGCTGATGTTCTTCGTGGTCTGCCAGTTCATGAAGCGGACCTTGCGATCAGCGACTTCCAGCTTGGCATCCGTCTCCGCACCAACAATGTGAGCCTTGACCGGGCCGCTTGGCGGGAAGATCTCTTTCATGGCGCGGCTGGCAAAGTCCACGCAGCTTTCGGCCAGGATCGGGTGAACGACTCGGCTGGCACCTTCGAACTCGGCGCCGCCCGGTGCATCTTCGCCCAGACCAGTGCGACGCAGACCTTCCTGATACTGCTTGTCGCGGTTGGAGCGAGCTTCCTTGTCCTTCTCGACGAGGTCAATCAGTTCCCGAGCAATCGTGCGCAGTTCCTGCGGGTCAATCGTCTCAGCGAGGTTGTCCAGAAAGCCAGATGCTACCGGATCATTCGCAGAATCTTCATCTTCGAAATGCACGACTGCGCCGCCGTCTTCGGTCTCCTCGATAGAAGTGCTGTCGTCCATCGGTTCAGCGGGTGTTGCTGACAGTGCCGGGTCGCTGATACCTTTGATGTGACGCCGCGCTTCGTCGTTCGGGAGGGTTGCCATGTGCAGCCTTAATAGAGGTTATTTACTAGCGGCAAGCCTACCATAGAAATTGCCTAGCTGCAAGCAAATACTCGGTCAATGAAACGGATTGTCAAAGTGCCATTCTCGATTATCCAGCGCTTTATGGAGGTACATATCTTCCTCGTGGTCATTTGTGGGATGGCACCAGCAGTCGACCACATCGTGAGGCCGCAGGTCGTCCAGTGGATACATGTGCGCCGTGGTCACGCCCTGATGTGTGTAGTCTATGGAGGCCCATCCCACAGACCCTTCACGCAGCGTAAGGGTTGCCGGCTCGTCGCTTACTGTCTTCTCGGTCGGCATACTCTTCCTCTTCTTCCCGTGGGTCAACACTAATCCAGTTCTGGTCGCGCAGCAGGGCCAGCGTCTGGCTGAACGTGTCCGTGTAGTCGTCGTGCAGGCTGAGTGGGAACACGCAGACTTCGGTGAGGAAGTCCGTTGCCCATGTTACAGGCTCGCCCGGCACCTTCTTGCTTTCCAGCAGATAGCAACGTCCGTTCATAACAAGGTGAGACACAGCGTGAAGCCGCTGCACCTTGTCCATCTTGCCTGGATTGTAGGCGCGGGTCGGCACGTTCGTACGATTCAAGTCCTGAATCAGTGTGATACCAGAACCCTTTTCCTCGATCAGGACGATGTCTGCACACTGTCCCGGCTTGGACATATCGTTAACATCGCCTCCATACTTGGCCTTGTATTCGTCCACGACTCGCTTACGCAAGGTGGGATACTGCATGTGTTCGGTCCAGGCATCAAGAAGCATAGCGCAAAACACACCATCTTCATTCTCGAAGACTCCCCAGACCGTGCAGGCCGTGGGATCGTTATGGGTCTTTTCCGTGTAAGCGGTATCATACGACTGAATAATGTAGAGAAAGTACGGCAGAGGCTTGTTCGCAGGCCAGAGCTTGAACCAGCTTCGCTTGACAATGCCTTGGTCTTCAAGGTCGAGTACTTCAGCATGGATTTCTTGTCGGCCGAGCGCTGTGCCCTCATACTGAGTGACCTGGTTGAAGAAGGACTGCGCAAGATTGGATTTGTTTTCATACGTCGAGCCTGTCGTGATCTTCATGCCCTTGGCAGGGTCTTTGCTCCACTTGATAAACATCTGCACCAGCGGGATCGGCTTAGGCGTCGTGGTAATGCAGACCTGTGGCCGCTTGCCAAGGCGCAGACCGAACATCGCCATATCCCACGTCCGCTGGATAGTCTCAGCGTTACCGTTCGCCCAACCGGCGATCTCGTCCATCCAGATAGCATCATGTTGAGGTCCGCGCAGCCGTTCCGGTTCCTCAGCGGAATATAGCGTTGCTATCGCGCCATTCGGCCAAGTCAGCCTCCGCTTGGTCGGCTCGAATAGGGGCATGTCGTCCGGACTGCACACGCTTAGGATGCCTGACTCGCCTTCCACGATAACATCTCGGGCATCCGCACTCGTCGGAGCAATAATCCCGATCCTTCGGCTTCCGTTCTTTACCTGATCCCGTACCCATTCTGCACCTGTTCGTGTTTTACCAAATCCCCGACCGGCCAGGATTAGCCAGTAGTTCCAGTCTCTATCAACAAAGCCCTCGAGTTGTTTCGGCCGGGCATTGAACTCCCAGTCATACAGGAGTTCCTTCGCTTCTTCTTCGGATAATGAGTGGAGGAACTCGTCCTGCTCCGCTTGGGGCAACAGGGCGAATTGTTCCTTCTGACTCAGCGCGTAATTTACAGTAGACATCACAGATCCAGGAGATAGGCATTTGCTTTTTGGAGCAGATACACTGACTCGGCCACTCGGCCGTTATCGGATGCGACGTAGAGTTCTCCGTCATTGTCCAGCCCTATCACCAGTACGGTCGTGAGATCCTTGCCCTTGGCTGCGTCCAGTACTTGAACAACAGGTAGGTCATGAAGAGTGGTACCGTTGAATTGTAGAATGTCAGCCATGAGTTATCCGGTGTGAGTGAACGCTTAATCCTAGGCGTTGCCTCATGGTAACACGATGGTTGCTGGTAGGCAAGCGGTGATTAGTGTTGCAGGATGGGCAATAGCAAAATGACAACTAGTCTAAAATTTTCAACAGGCTGCGAGTGGGCCATAGTCCAGAATTCTTTCTCCTCCTGGGGTGCGACCGATGCCCATGAGCAACTGATATCCTACGAGCAAGAGTTGCCACCAAGCACTCTTTCCTGATCACAACATTACTGACAAGCAACTGTTGCCGAGTGACAATGTTGCATACACACAACGTTACCTATCAGCAACTCATGCCTAGTAGCAAGCCATTGCCTAGCCAGGTTCATGCTCGATAGTAATAGTTGCAAATAATAAATATATATTTCCTGTAGGATACTGGCATGAATTAGCTCCCAGCAAGTACCGTGCCATGGTGCAGATAGGAAAGATTTGCTGGCACACTTCTTGTCTAGCATGAACCATGCCTGCTATCCTTGCCGACAAGCAATTGTTAATTCCAATTGTTAAATGCACGGTTCCACAGCGTCCTCAGATGGACGCGTATTCCATTTAATTTTCGGTGCAGACTACCACAGACGCACCCTAAAAATAATGGAATTGCATTTTCTGGCATGGATTGTGCTTAGAATGCCCATGGGCAATGGAACGCTGGCATGGTTCATGCTACGTGTACGCGCCCACGCATCGCGCCTTACATTAGGCTAAGGTTGGCACTGCTAACAGGCAGTGCCAACCAAAGCAAACAGGCACGGCAACGGCACAGCCTGGACGCCTAGGCAGCGCTACAGGCTGGCGCATAACATAGGCGCACCGGCAGCATGCGCGGCGCACAGGCCCGCTAAAGCCGTATAGGTTTTAACTATCAACATTCCATTTCCCATTAAAACGTTTTTACACAAACCTTTGAAAATGCCCTATTATTCTTCCATGGCAGCAGCAAACAGCAACTCGCAGCAGCCTAGGCCAAACGGGCCGACCTAACCCAACTATACAGGATATATCATGCAAATCGTTAAAATCTCCTCCGCCTTCATCTTCTCGGCCGCTTGCACCAAGGAAATGCTGTTTGAGCTGGCACAACATGCATTCGTTGGCTATAGCCTGGAGGCAACTGAGAAACTTGCATCGCAGCAACTGTCCAAGTCTAGCGGTGGCAAGGGCGGCAAAAGTGCTGGCGTGGGCGACTTGCCCATGGGCAAGCTCCGTACCTGCGTGGTTAATAAGCTGGACAACAATCCCGATGTCGCGGACGTGTTCAAGTCGGGCGAAATGGAGTTTGAGTTTAACTGCATGCCGGACCTGGACATGGGCACCGCTGGCGCAAATAAGTCCAAGCGGCAACAGTCCGGCCCACGCGCTACGGCAAGCAAGGGCACTATGACCGGCGCATACACCACCGGCCCTAAGAAGTGTGGCCTTAAGGCAACGGCCGAGACCGACGAGGGCAAACATTCCATCTGGCAACATGTGTTTGCTTGCAGCACTTTTGAGGAATATTTCCAAAAGGCACCGGCCAAAGCCGTAACCAAAACCGGTCGCGTGATTACCGCGTACAGCGAAATGCAGTGGGCAATCAAGTCCGGCTGGATTGCACCGGTTGCCGCTCAGTAATAGCACACGGCCCGGCGAAAGCCGGGCCTTTCCCAAATGCAATAGGAGATTGACCATGGAAACGATTATCCAGGCCCGCGACCGCCAGTACGCTGAGGACATGGCAAAGAAACGTGCGAGGCGCGAGGCTGAGGACGAGCTGTATCGTCGGGCGAGCCAGATGCCTGAGAACAAGGACGTGCCGCATACATACGAGCAGCCTGCTCGCCGCACGGTCTACAGTCGCGATCCGCGCATCTGCAAGCATCAGTTCGCTAATGGTCGCAAGGTTTGCCCATATTGCGCGACAACCAATCCGGAGGCATGATGCGTGATTGGCTGATAGGAGTTGGTATCTTCCTCTGTATTCTAATCGTTGGCTATGTGGAGAATGTGCTATGAGGTATGAAAGAATTGTGAGCATCAGCCTGCAAGAGTCATGGGCCGTGCGGAAGTGCAGAGCTAAGGACCACCTATGGCAGACGGTCTGTGAGAGTGCAACGCCTCAAAGTTCTGTCTTGTTTCTGGCGTGCTCACGTTGTGGTAGAACGTTGTTCCATCGCCACTATTAAATCAAAAGCCCGCCAAGAGCGGGCTTTTTAACGTCTGTTGGTACCAGCATACCAACTAGGCCAATTAAACGCCGTCAGCGTCCATCTATGCGTCGCCAGCTACCTTTGCCGGTGCCACGCCCGCCCCACTTACAGCAGCCTGCGCCGCCAGTGCTTGCTTCAGCCTATCCTTCGCGGTAACAGTCTCCATCGGCCCACCATCCTTGCCAGTCAGTTCCACGGCAGCAGTCTCCTTCCACTTCGCACGTGTCTTGAGCCAGAACTTTGTCATGTCAGGTGACTGACCGCTCATCGCCATCTGCAACGCAACCTTTGCCACCATGACATTCGGCAGATGCTGGCTGACAGTCAGCTCTTTCACATAGTACTTCTTCAGCAGCTTGAGTTCGATATTGAGCGCAAGGGCAATGTCCTTTGGCTCCAGGCCCATGCATGTGAGTACGGATACCTCTCGTGCTTGTGCTGGCGTTGGATTGAAGCCCGGTGAGTTATGACCGGGCTTTAGTTCAATACCTTTCTCCTTCAGGAGTTCAACATGTAGTTCTCGCAGGCGAGCTTCGGCGTCCTTCGGATCCTCGTATTCGCCGAGTCCCAATGAATCCCAATCTATGGCTTTAAAGGACATTTTGTTACTCCTGGTTTAGCAATAATATGAGTGCATATTAGCATGAGAATTGCTGGACGGCAAGCAGGTTTTATCGTGAAAAAGTGTTAGGTGTTACCCTGTCGTTACATCTGTTAGCACCTCCCACGCAAAACCAATATTTGGCGCGTGGCTAAGTCAAAACACGACGTTTTGCTGGCACGCTTTTTGCCAACTGCCTATTTTTTAAGCATCCGGTACATGTTACCCTTGTTACACCTGTTACCACACCACGGCGCGATGACACCAATATAAACAAGCACTTAACAACCAATCACGTCCAAATGTTACCGACTTGGCATACACCCGCCATAGGGGACGCAGATGCAATTGCAAAAACCGTTTCTGATTTTGTTTTGTTTGCCCTACTTTATTGCACCTGCTACCACTGCAAAACGCCCTTGTTACAGGCCCACGGCAACCTCTTAATGTACCACTTGCAGGAGCCAGCCCGCACCCGTTAAACTGGCAACCTTTACGTAACAAAATAGGAGGAACCATGAAGGGCGATCGGGATATACAGGCCGATTACATGCGGGTAATGAACAAAGCCCATGCGATAGGTGAGCATGTCTTTATGACAGGACACGGTGACCAACTCGGCAATGTCAGTATCCGTTGCAGCGATGGCAAGATACGACGCGGTCATGTCATAGTGTGGGAAATGCATGCCAACCGAGAAGCGCCTATCGGCATGTATGTAGTGCGTAAGTGTGAGACTCAGGGATGCATACGCCACGAACACCTGGAGCTTATCACACCTCAGGAGCGTGAGAACAGGAAGAAAAAGAAGTTTGCCGAGATGTCCCAGCTCGAAAGGGAAGTACGCGAAGCCAACCGCATACGAGTAGAGCACGATGGCCTAGGCCCGGACGAAGTGCGAGGCATCTACTTCGACCCACGCAGCTATAACAAGCTGGCCGAAGCATATGGCATCAGCCGAACTACCGTGTACAAGATCAAGAAAGGTAAGATCTGGGCACATACCACCGGCCACGTACAAGAAGGTGAAGTGGAGCCGAGACGCGACCACCGTCAAAAGCTGACGGATGAACAGGTTATAGCGATACGCGAAGACACAAGACCGGCGCGGAAAGTAGCTGCTGATTACGGAGTATCGCATGTGACTGTGTACCGCATCAAGAACTTCCTCGAACGTATCAACGTAAGCTACTAGGAGAATAACATGGCAAGACAATTAGACCAGATGCAGCGAGGATACATGGCCCTGGGATGTCCACGCTGTGGCTTCTTCGGCACCCAAGGATGTCCACGAGGAGATGCTGATTGCCCGATGGGTAGATACATCCCTCCCAAGACACCGGAGCAGTTGCTGGAGGAAGAGGTCAATAAGCTCCTGCCAGTAAAGAACTTCCGTGTGCACATAAAGAAGACTGAGAACTCTACCATGTGCCGCGTATCCATGTCAATCATAAACGAGCGGATGCATGACATCGGCGCCATGCCAGCGGACACGGAACCAGTCGTTATCATGCGCATGGTAGAGGCTTACCGGGCAGGGTTGGAACGTGGTAAAGAAGATGGCAAACAGCAGTTCCAGAAAGAGTTCAGGGACTTTATCGGCGCAGCTAAGGACATGGGAGACTGACATGACGAGTCGATTATTGCGCAACTATCAGCTATCACTGGACTATGCTCACGGCGCGACGCTAGAACAATTAGCTTTCAAGTACGACGTCTCACCTGGACGCATACACCAGATATATGTGGAAACGATGGCTAAGTGTGCCCTCATAAGGTTCGACAAGCCTACACAGGCGATTAAGCTGCTAGAACACTTAAGATACTGGGAGGCGAAGAATAACGCGAAACGAGACACTCCTGAATACCATTACATGTTTGAACGTGGTGAACTAGACTACAGCTCTTTCTACTCACAATAAACCTGTGGCAATTGATAGTTCCACAGTGCTATAATAAACGTGCAGTCCTCCTATACAGTTTATAAAGGGTCATATCATGAACGAAGAGATAGTAGCCAAGAACGTTGGCCGCTTGTTGATACTGTATGTTATCTACAATACGGAAGACGAGTTTGACTTTGATAAGATAGACACAGTGGCGGCAGCGGTGCATAAGGCGTATGAGCATGATTATGAACCACTGTTGCGTCTGGACAACTGGTTATCGCAAGAATATGACCATGTCCTGTCCGCACTGAATGTCCTTGTTAAGCTGGAAGATATCCGCTTGTCCGGCGTGGTTTCACCCATCCACTTTGCCTGCGGCCCAACCGTAGAACTCACCCTCCGCAATCTACATAAAATCCTATCAGGAGAATAACAACAATGCACCGCGATAACCTGCCCGAACTCAGCAGCTTGGCAATACCGCTGAACAATGTAGTGATGACCGTACTACTCCGCAAGATGGTATTGCGTCCGACAGTGGAGGATGTCAGTAAGAACATGTTGCTGGCCGCGCTGTTGGTAGAACAACAGGGATATGAATCTGATATCTCGTATTACTTGCAGCATGCAGGACATTTCATCAGCGGCACGAAGTATCTGGAACAGTGCATAGACAGCATACGCATCAACATACGACCTGATCCACACGTAATCGGTATCCCTGCCGGTGTCCATCACTGGCTCTACAATATGGCCCATCGCATTATCAACCTGGAGACATCTAAACAAAGTTGAACCATCTTCCTTCCACTGTGGTATAATGCATGAAGTGCTCAACCGTGGGCGCTTAACTTATACAGGAGATATAACATGATGTCAGCACCCAATCCCACGCGCCTTTCGTCCCTGCCCTATCTGATGGCCGCTGTCCTGCACTGTGCTATTGTCAATAACCGTGATCCAGGCGCGCTGGCACAGAAGGCCCATCGTCTAATTAACAAGCACGATTACAAGCATGAAAAGCTGGACCGCACGGCTCAAGTTGCTTGGGGAACAGATGTGTTCGAGTACCTCGATCAGCACAACCCGTTCAACCATACTCGATACATTATCGAGGTCATCATAACGAATACTATGCCTGCCAACATGGAGAAGCTGGACAAGAAGGACGCGTCCTTCGGCAACCTGCGCGACTTCATTAACCACTGCCTGTCGGGAGATGAGTGATGGCGGATAAAGAACGCGGCTCACCCATTGGCATGTTTCGGGCGAATGGACGCATTTACGAGCATCGCATATTCATAAGCTCGGACGACCGGGTTGAGTGCCAAGATGAAGACGGCAACCTTGTCCTGAAGTACACGGCGAATTGCGATGTGTTTGACCACAAGGGCGACCGCGTTGGCCGGTGGCACATGCACAAGGGCGAGTGGTACTTCCAGTCTGAAAAGGACGACCAGAAGCACTTCTACAAGCGTGACCTGTTGGAAGCCGAGATGAAAGTATCACAACTCTACATCGAAGGGAAACTGTAATGCCTGCCTATCTTCCCAATCACCAACCGTTCCGGCAAGCGGGCGGGCAGCACCCGAGCGGTGCTCACCTGTCCTACAGCCTGACCACGCAGCCGAGCGGCAAGGTGCGGCTGAACGGTTACAACAATGGAGTAATGGTGATCTGCGCTTATAACCTATCGCCCGTTGATGCAGACACCTACGCACTGGACTTCATGCGCGACGGCGACCAACTTAACCCTGTCATAAGGAGACACAAATGAGCATCGCAACGTGGGTACGTGAGAAACTAGCCTTTCGTAAGGCACTTGACCAAATCCGTCGTCAGTACGGCAAGCCTAGATCCGCATGGGACAAGGCTGAGCAACGACGCAAGGCGCGGGAACTGTTGGCCGCTGCAACGGAGGCGCAGATGCTCAAGGCTATGGGCATAGGTGTATCGCCAAAGAATCGAGGCCCGCAAGGGCCAACGCCTACTCTGCGAAAGCGCACTGTGGAGGAATCGCAGTCCTCATGGGCTATGTCGCCAGAGGCGCAGAACCAGCTTGACCTGCTTACCATCAGCAGCGCACTGCGCAACCATGAGCAGACATGGCCGACGGACGAACCTTTCACAGGCAAAGGCGGCACGTTTGATGGCGGTGGGGCGAGCAGCGACTGGGATAGTACACCTGTCCACAGCCCATCACATTCGTACTGCTCGAGTGGCGATAGCAGCTCATCGTCAAGCTCCTACAGTAGTTCGTCCAGCAGTTCATACGACAGCGGGTCATCTAGCTCTAGTAGCGATAGTGGCTCTTCATCCTCAAGCAGTTCAGACTAGGAGCAAGTCATGCCTTGCAGAAGCGATTATCAAGATCCAACACCACGCGAAGAGTATTGCCAGCGGACGGCGCAACTTTACAAGTTCGTGTTGGAGCAACTTGAGCGACCAGTGCCTGTCTACGTCCAGGATACGGCAGAACATCAATATGCAAGTATGGATTATACGACGGCACTTTGTCACGAGCTGACTATCATGACGCCGGGCGAGCGCAACAGCATCGTCTACAATGGTCACAACGCTACTTCACGCCAGTTAGCTAATTGGTGGGAGGCACACGAAAAGCTTGACCAGAAGCGCAAGGCCCAGGAGTCTGATGTCGCCAAGCAACAGGCTCTGGTCGCATCAGCTCTGGACAAGCTGACCGATGAAGAATACCAAGCACTCACAGGAAGGAGCAAGCCATGATTACCAAACTGATAACCGCTTTCCAGAAGCGTCGCATAGACCGCGAGCTGATGCAACTGGAGCTTGAAGAACTGCAAGCCCATGCGCAGGCAGAGTTCAACGTCATCAAGGCCGAACGTGCATTGACCGATGCAGAACTGCGGCGTGAGCGGGCACATGACGATGCCCGTATGCATAAGCGTTGGGAAACCAAGCGCCTAGAGATTGAGCGTAAGTATCTGGCACTGGAACAGCCGAAGGAAGATTTCGGTATCTTCAACGGCGATAAAGTCACCACATTGATTAAGAAGGATCAGCCATGAACATTCTTACCCGACAACAGGTTCTTGTGAACACTGATCCACAGCGGCGCTGCTACAACGGATGCCACTTCAGCTCCGAGCTTGTCTGGACGCCATGGGTTGTGCTGGAATACGATGTGGATGCAGATAAGGTGGAGCGCCGCGTCGAGTTCTGGAAAGAGCTAAATGGGATTGCTGTGGCGGGCCGTGGAGAAGGTGCCCGGCGCGAATTTAAAATCGTCCCAAGCGACATATTAGAACTCACCGAGCAAGATTAACTGGCCGCAACTGTTGCCGTATGGTACCCTGGACTGCACATCTTGGAGGTACCATGACGCAGCAAGAGCTTTTCGATTACACCCTGTTGTACTTGCGCCAACAAGGGCAAGCAAGCCTGTCCCCTGCCGGTGTATGCCGCTATAAGGCTTCCTACGGTGCCTGCGCTATGGGTTGCCACCTGTTACCCGGCGAATACAGCGAGGACATGGAGCGCTTCTCTGTTGATCAACTGATAGAGAAGGGTAAGTGGCCCGCACGTTTGATGGAGCATCGGGCACTGATGAAAGAACTACAGACTGCGCACGATATTGACCTGTTGGTCAGCGTTGAGCAGTGGGAACAGCAGATGTATATCATCTCTAAATATTTCGGACTCATCTACAGCAGGGACTAACATGAAACTCTTGCTTTTATTATTGCTGGCGCCGACGCTGGTCTTTGGAGAACCTTGTGAAACTATCACCTATAGTCATAGCACTCAGCCGCGTGTACATAAACCCATTCGCAAGAATGCCGCCCCTGTGGGCACTAAGAAACGTATCGTCAAAGCTCGTGTACATGCGGCCAGAATTGCTACAGTTAATCGGTACGACTGCCCTCCAATTTCTGTCCCGCCCGCATACGCGAGAATTATCCCTGGAGTTCCGTATATCGGTGTTCCTCCTGTCTGGGGCTATCCATACCCCATGCCTGCACCCACTGGACCGCTACCTATCTATCCCGGAACGCCAGAGGACTTCCCACGAACACCCGGCACTCCACCACTATATAATCCCCCTGAAGGAAGCCCGCCAATTCAACCGACCGATATACCAGAGCCGCCGACCATTTCGGTCATCCTTTTCGGCTTGGCCTTGATGGTTGCGCGGCGCTACTTGAAATCGTAAGGCTCTAAACGCAAACCTTGTAATCGGAATACGATTCACCTATAATAGTACTTAGCAGCGGAATAGTCCACTGCGATAAATCATACAGGAGTAATATCATGAGCCACGAATTCCAAGCAGACGCATCCGGCAAAGTCCCATTCGCATTCGTCGGTGAGCAAACATGGCACGGTCTGGGTCAGAAGCTGCAACCGGGCGCACCGATCCCAGTCTGGATCGAAGAAGCTGGCTTCAACTACAACATCGAAGCCGGTGTGGTCGAGTGCCAAGCGGGCGACAGCAAGGTGATCATGCCTAACAAGCGCCTGCTGTATCGCAACGATACCAAGGCTCCTCTCGCTGTTGTCGGCGACAAGTACAAGATTGTTCAACCTCCAGATGTCCTCAAATTCTATGAAGATCTCGTCGCTTCCGGTGGATTCCACCTCGAAACTGCTGGCGTCCTTTTTGGTGGCTCCCGTTACTTTGCATTGGCAAAGGTCGCAGAACACCAACAAGTTGTGGATGGCGATGCGATCGGCGGGTATCTGCTCCTCGCTACCGCATGCGATGGAAGTCTGGCAACAACGGCACAGTTCACATCAGTTCGCGTGGTCTGCAATAACACCTTACAGATGGCGCTACGAGATACTTCCGGCAAGGAACTCAAGCGCATTAAAGTTCCTCATAGCCGAGAATTTGACCATGTGGCCGTTAAGGAACAACTCGGTCTGTCGCAGTCCAGTTTCCAACTGTTCATGCAAGACATGCGCGTCTTGGCAAAACGGCCACTGATGAACAACGAAGCAGCCAACTTCCTTATTGGTCTGGTCGGCGACCCAACCCAAAGCCTGCAAGATCAGGAACCCGGCCCTGCCAACCTGATGAAGTCAATCTGGCACCTGTACAGCGGCGCGGCAAAGGGTGCTAGTATGGCCGGCAAGACAGCCTACGGCATGCTTAACGCGGTCACTGAGTATGCAGACCACCACACCGGCCACAAAACAGCGGACGCACGGCTGGATGCGGCATGGTTTGGCAAGACGGCTGAGATGAAGGCTAAGGCTTACGAGCAGCTGATGTTCATGACTGCCTAATAAATAACAGGGAAGCTTCAGCGATAACTCCTCGCCCGGCAGGTTGCCGGGTTTTCTTTACCTAAGGAGTTGTCATGTTTGCAAGATCAGCAGTTGCCGCAATGCTTTGTCTAGCCTCACTCAGCGCCAGCGCATTGACCCTTGACTTTGAGGGCATTGCTGCCGGTGCCGCGCCGGGTGAGTTTTATGCATCACAAGGTATCCACTTCACTGGAGGGACTGTGGCCTACAATCAGGAAGGTGCGTATGTCGTCGGCCAGACAAAAGTGTCGTTCGACCAACCAGTGTCCAACATGGTGTTCATGGCCGATGGTCTCAACATCGATAGTATGTCAACCGTCTGCTTCCGCAGCGGCTGCGAGCCTTT